TCTGTATCATTTATTATATTTTGGATATACGTTTTGGGTAATTTATATAATTTTTTAAATTGCGTATATAATTCATAAGTATCCTTATTTGCTGTTAGATTATCAGGATGTACAATAATATTTTTATCAAATATTCTACTCAAAATAGTATCCCACGAGTTAATATCTTTAAAGCGTAATTTTATAAATGTTTTGTTGTCGGGTGTTGTAACTATATTATATTTGTTATAGAAATCATAAGTTGTAAATAATGGAACATTATAATGAGCAAGTACTTCGTTTAATGGGTGATAATTTTCATTTTCATTTAAAAAATTACTATTAAACCAGACTATCATTTGAAGTGTATTCATATTTTTATAATCGGGTAAAAGAATGGTGATATTTTGAAAAAAACTAGATATTTTTCTCTCAATTGGATTTCTATAACTATCAATAATAAAAATTTGATTATATTGTTGATGCGATGAATTAATGACTTCATATATACTTTGGTCACGTTGTGATACACTTACCCAAGTAATACTACTATGTACGTGTATTGTATTATATTCATTTTTATTAAATGTTGTACATAAAGTAGAACCTCCACATTTACCACCACAATATATAAATACTTGATACATATAATATATATATTATATTATATGTATCTATATTAATCAAAAATGTTATTTTATATTATCTTTTTTAGAATGTTTCTTATAAGTTTTCAAAATAACTTTATAATATTTTGAAAACTTATATTATTATAATATAGTAGTATTATTTATCATGTTAACATGACGGCAATGGAGCTAAGCAAAGTTTAATCTCACCAAGACTAGCGACATTATATTTCACAACCAATGGCAAATCATTTTCTAGATAGACTTCAATCTGAGAACACAAGTTCGTACATTTAATGAAGTAACCCAGATTTTTCAGAGAAAACTCTCCCTGAATTATTTTCGAAGTATCTTGTTTGACAATAAATTCCATACTACCATCTGATTCTGCGCGATGGATTTCTGCCGAAGCGAATTGTCCAGAACATTTAAATATGAGTTCATTGCCAACCGATTTGATCTCCAGTTTGTCAGAGATACAAGACAAGTCACGAATAATTTTTTGAAAATCAGCAGAAGGTAGATTAATGACAGAAGAGAATTTGACATCAGGATATTCTAGTTCTTCTTGATCAGGTTCAATAAGTCTCAATTTCTGTGTTTTACATTGTTTAATATCTCCATTTTCAAATTTCAGTGCCAAATGAGAGACAATACCATCTACGTAGTCTGCGTTTTCAATATATATTGTTAATGTATCATTATTGTCTATCGAGTTGATGAGTTTAAACAGATGAAACATATTTACACCAATCACAATTTTCTCTTTTTTACATTCATAAAACTCAAAATTCTGAGAAGAGAGAATCAAATGCGCCAAAATAGTATGTGATTTATCCATATTAATAATGCGTATACCATCTGCCTGAAAAGTAATATTTGTTTCTAATAAGATATCTTTCAATGCAGTCATGAGTGTTCTAAATGGGGCTATTTGAACGGTTTTAATCGTTAAAACATTTGAATTGGATTGTTGTTGTGACATTATTATATCTAATTTAAGTATTTAAATCTTTAAATATTTAAATCATGATATCTATCAATATAATATTGAGTATATTATATGGATAATGAAACAATAGGAGTTGTATTAATTGTGATTTTAATACTTGTTATTTTACTAGTTTTAATAATTCATATAAAACATCCCAAATATCCACCCCAACCACAACCACCGCAGCCACAAATGTCTGGAGGTTGTTCTGGAACAAGATATGGGTGTTGTCCTAATGGAATTTTAGCAAAGCATAATAATCATGGAAGTAATTGTATATTTCATTAAAAAATCAACTTTGTTTTATAGAGATGCTTTCCACTTTTGAAATTTTCTACGTGCAGAACTGAGAGAACGAGATGCTCTTCTAGTCTTTTTACCTCGGCGACAATAGTGTCGTTTTCCTTTTGTCCACAAACAACTGCTAATCATATTACAATGAGTCTTCGTTTGTTTTACACAATGAGATCTTCTTCTATTGGAATTATATCGTTTTTGTCTTGTAGAACTGACAATTTTTGGCATTTATAATATAATATAATATTTTATATATTATTTTAATTAAAAGTAGATGCATTACTCATGTTTGTAACATTTGATGGGACAGAAGAAAATGCGGTTGATGGTGGACCTCCAGAATTATACGCTACAACTCCCCCTCCTCCGCCGCGCATTTTGCGTCCGCGTCGCCCGTGTCCTTTAGTTCGTCGTTTATTAGAAGATCGTCTTGAAGAACTCGAATGATGTCCAGATAATCGCACAGCACCGAAATGTCCCTTTCTTGTTCCATAACCTGCCTTAACAAGACGCTTCTCTTTTTTCGCTAAAACGTGCTTTTTTCGACTAACAATACGTCCATTTTTATTCTGTAAAAGGTCCTTCTTTGTCAATTCGCCGCTAGTTTTAAATGCGGTTCCATGAACAACTTGTGCACGAGATCCTTCCAACTTCTCATATTTATGTCCATGTATAATATAATTCCCACTATTGTCTTTTTTATAACGTGTCATATATAATAAAAAGAAAAAATTATTATATGTGACAATTTGCTAAATAACGCAATGAAATAATACTATTTTATAATTTTACCTTCTAAAACTTCTAAAACTTGTTTTTTAGTGCTCCAAGTGTTCCTCCAGGCTGACCTTCTAATCTTCCTAAAAAAGCAATGCGTGTAAGTGATCGTGCAGATCGATTACCATATTGTGTACGTCCGCCAGGGACAAAAAGGATAGTATTAACTGCTCTGTCTACTTGAGTATTTTCAGGTATGACAGATTGATTCGAATTATTAATTACCTTCAGTTTACTTGCTAAACCACAACATGTTCTTTGTGTTCTTTGTGTATTATTTTTCATATATTATAACATGTATTATAATATTTATATATTGTATTGAAAAATCGAGTAAATCGTTAACACTGGATAAGTATGATATAGAATCGATAAGACCTATTAAAATCCATTCAATAAATGTAGATCTTAATACAAAAGAGAGAATGGAAGGTTGAAAGATCAGAGAAAAACAATAAAAAATACAAATACAAGACGGTCAAATTGTTGACGCAATATATTCAAGAAGAACTTAAAGAGGCAGAAGTTATTTCTTAACTGATAGTGATCTTCCACGCGAAGTAGTTCTTCTTGTTGATCTTCCACGCGAGGTCGACCTTCCAGGAGATTTCGATCCTGTTCTTCTTGTTGATCTTCCACGCGAGGTCGACCTTCCAGGAGTCTTTGATCTGGTACGTCGTCTTACTATAGGACGTAACCTTGTGCGAATCGTTCTCTGAATTCTTTTAGCAGCAGAAGTGCGTTTTCTCTCAGTTATACACCGAGCATTCATTGTATCTTTCACAATAGTAAACTGTTTCGTTGCATTTTGTATATTTTTGCTAGTTAATTCAACTTCTACATTCAATTCGTATCCTAACTTATAGAAGTCTTCTAATATATTGGGTGTTATTTTTGGTTCTTGGCCCGGATATTTTTTTTCTATAAAACGATAATAATCATCATTTTTGTCATTATGTGGAAGATGTCCTTTAAAACTAAACAGCAACAATATAGCAGATATCTTATTCTGTGCATCACTTGCAACTCTAGAACAATGAGGAAGTAATTTCTTTGCTATCATGATCGCAACTGCTCGTAACAATTTGTTATATTTTCTACCTTCATATTCTTTAAAAGTTTTCGAATTAATTTCTAACATGTCTTCTTGTTTGCTTCTTAATATTTCAATTGATGATACACATACATTTTTATAATATAAACAAAGGATTAATTCAGTCGGTGAATTATTGTAAGCAGGTTCGCTAAATAACGCAACATCTCCTGTCATATCATAAATATAATCCAAATTTAATCGCAAGTCTTCACATCCACCTTTTTCGCGGATTAATACATTTAAAGTATCGAGCATTTCTCTCGCAAGAGTGAGATCAAGACGTTTACTACAAGATTTATGAGGATTTTTTAGTAAACCATCAACATCTATTTTCTTTATTTTATTTTGTTTTGATTTTATTATACTGTTTCTTTTACTATCATTATTAATATTTTCGAGAAGTTCAAGATAAATAGGATCATCTTCATTTAACTCACCACGTATTTTAATAAGAGTATAATTATAAAACTTTGTATTACCTATTTTACGAAGTAATACAATATATTCATAATTTTCATCATAGAAGTATGTGTGGCAATCATCGATGACAAGTTGAATAATTCCTTGATCATTCACGTTTGTTTTCTCTCTTACTTGGTAGTCTTTACTTGAACTAATATCAATTGTCGATGACATATATTAAGTTTATATTATTTATTTCGGTGATTTCGATTTTGATTTTGATCTTCTTGTTTTTGAAGTTGGACTGGAACGTGGACTTGGTGATCTCGATCTTCTCGTTTTTGAAGTTGGACTGGATGATTTTGACTTTGACTTTGACCTTGTAGTTCTTCTTTCACATACCATCTCATTGACAATTTTAACGAACTGCATTGATGCATTTACTAAATTGTCTGGTTTCATTTCGACATCTACATAAATACCAGTATACTTATTATAAAAGTCCTGTAGCATTTTAAATGTAATTTTTGGAGGTGGAGCATCACCATATGTTTCTTTTATATAAGCAAAATACTCTTCATTATCTTCTGTTTGTTGAATAATTCCATTAAATGAGTTTACTAATAACCACGCAGAAATAGGATTGACAGCAACGCTAGAAACATAGGACGCATCAGGAACTAATAATCCTGCTATCATGATAGCAACTGCACGCAACAATTTATTATACTTTTTACCTTCATGTATAGTTTCTGTCTTTGAATTAATTTCAAGTAAACCAGGTTGTTTTTTTTCCACTATTTCAATAGATGATATACAATCCTCTTTGTAATATAGACAGAGAACTAGATAGTTTGAAGCATTAGTGAACGATACGACTTTATTTTTCATATTATACACGTAATCCAAATTTAATCGAATATCGCGACATTCTTTACTTATTACATGATTTAATGTTCGAAGTAGGTCGTTTGCTTTTGTCAGATCCAATGGTTCGCCACATCCTGGTTTGTTATAAAATAAACGGTCGAGGTCAATCTTCTTTACATGATATTTTTTAATTATCGATGCAAGAACTTTTGCAGTGCTATCCATATTTTCACTAATTTCTATATAAGCAGGATCCGTTTCATCAATATCATTATATATTCCTATTAAACGATATCGTTTATGTTCATTCATTTTACGTGAGAACAGAATATATTTATAATCAACATTAGAATCATCGTAAAAATAGGTTCGACATGATCCTATAATAAGCTGAATTATTCTTCTGTCATTAACTTTTGTTTTTTCAAGAATTTCATAATTATCTTTCAATCCAATATCTATACGCGACATAATACTTATAGTATATGCTGAGAATAATAAAATTGAACTCAATTTAAATAGACTGCTTCATTATAACTAAGTAAAAACAATGAGCACAATGAACGAATCAATTCTTGCCACAAAATATCAGCAAAAGACTGATAAACAGCATATTCTGGATAATCCAGATACCTATATTGGGGCTGTTGATATTATTGAATCGGATTTATATGTTCTCTCTTCTCCAGAACAAGGGCAACCTCGTATTGAAGAGAGAAACATTCAATATATTCCTGCATTATTCAAACTCTTTGATGAAGGGATTGTCAATTGTCGTGATCACGCAATTCGCATGGAAAAAGCAGTTGAAGATGGTAATGTCAATTCGCTTCCAGTGACTTATATCGATATAACAATCGATGAAACAACTGGGACGATTACAATGATGAATGATGGCAATGGAATCGATGTTGCTGAACATCCAGAAACGAAGATTTGGATTCCAGAGATGATATTTGGACATCTGAGAACTTCAACCAATTACGATAAATCAGAGAAGAAAATTGTGGGAGGTAAAAATGGGTTCGGTTTCAAATTGGTTCTCATTTGGTCAACATTTGGTTCAATTGAAACAGTTGATCATGTTCGTGGACTGAAATATACCCAAGAGTTCAAGGATAACTTGGATGTCATTTGTCCACCGACAATTATAAAATGGAAAGGAAAACCATATACGAAGATCACTTTCCGTCCGGATTATGCTCGTTTCGGGATTGAAGGTCTAACAACCGACATGGTTGATCTCTTTAAAAAGCGAGTCTATGATGTTGCTGCGATAACAGATAAATCGATGAAAGTCCGGTATAATTCGCAATTTATCCCAATCAAAAACTTTGCGCAGTATATTGATTTGTATATCGGTACCAAAGAAGATTCCGCGAGAGCATATGAGTCTGCGAATGAACGATGGGAATATGCAGTTGCTATGTCTTCAACGCATGAATTTATTCAAGTGAGTTTTGTCAATGGAATTCATACCTCCAAGGGAGGCAAACATGTCGAATATATTCTTGGACAAATCACCAGAAAACTGGTTGAATTCATTGAAAAGAAAAAGAAAATAAAAGTGAATATGACAAGTATCAAAGAACAGATTATTCTCTTCTTGCGATGTGATATTGAGAATCCAGCATTTGATAGTCAGACAAAGGACTATATGAATACACCATCGAATAAATTTGGATCATCATGCCAAGTCTCAGAGAAATTCATTGAAAAGATAGCAAAGATGGGTATAATGGATGCGGCTTGTGCTATCACTGAACTGAAAGAGACGAAAGCAGTAAAGAAGATGGATGGACAAAAAACGAAAAATGTGCGTGGAATACCGAAATTGATCGATGCGAATTGGGCTGGAACAGAAAAGTCATCACAGACAATGATAATCTTCTGTGAAGGTGATTCTGCCAAAGCTGGAATTGTATCGGGTCTATCTTCGGAGGACAGAAACATTATTGGTGTCTATCCAATGAAGGGAAAAATCATGAATGTCCGCGGTGAATTGAAGAAGAAGATTGCTGATAATAAAGAGATTGCTGATATAAAGAAGATTCTTGGTTTGGAGATGGATCGTGAATATGAGACGATTGAAGATGTTCACAAGTATTTGAGATACAGCAAAGTAATGTTTATGTGTGATGCAGATTTGGATGGTAATCATATCAAGGGACTCGGTATCAATTTGTTCCAATCAGAATGGCCTTCTTTGGCAAAGATTCTTGGGTTCATTGGTTTTATGAGCACGCCTATATTGAAAGCCCGTAAAGGGACAAGAGAGGTGGCATTTTACAATGAAGGTGAATATGAATCATGGAAAGAGACAGCTGATTATGCTTCATGGAAGATCAAATATTATAAAGGTTTGGGAACGAGTACAGGAAAAGAGTTTCGTGAATATTTTAAAGAGAAAAAGATTGTAGGATTCGAACATGGAGGACAAGAAAGTGATGATGCGATTGATATGGTTTTCAATAAAAAGAGAGCGGATGACAGAAAGGATTGGTTACGCAATTATGATCGCAAATTGTATTTGGATACGAGTCATACTTCGATTCGATATGAAGAGTTTATTCATAAAGAACTGATTCACTTTTCAAAATATGATTGTGACAGAAGTATTCCTAATTTGATGGATGGTCTCAAGATCAGTCTTCGCAAGATATTATATTCTGCTTTCAAAAAGGGATTGACGACGGAAATCAAGGTTGCGCAATTCTCTGGATATGTATCAGAGCATTCCTGCTATCATCATGGAGAGGCATCACTAAATGGAGCCATTATTGGAATGGCACAAAATTTCGTTGGTTCTAATAACATCAATTTGTTTATGCCGAATGGGCAGATGGGGACTCGGTTGATGGGTGGACAAGATGCAGCATCAGAGAGATATATCTTTACTCAGCTATCGAAAGTGACCAGATGTATCTTCCCTGAAAAGGATGATCCCATTCTCTCTTATTTGAATGATGATGGAACACCAGTTGAACCCGTATATTATGCACCGATTATTCCAATGGTCTTGGTGAATGGATCAAAGGGTATTGGCACAGGATTCAGCACAAATATTCTGTGTTATAATCCAATTGATATTATTCGATATTTGAAATGTAAGTTGAATAGTGAAACATATGATTCACTATTTATTCCTTATTATGATGGGTTTACTGGTGAAATTTCTTCATTGAAAGAAGATCAGTTTCTCATAAAAGGGCGATATGAAACAGTAGGCGTAGACAAGATTCGTATTACGGAGTTGCCAGTTGGAACATGGACGAATAGTTTCAAAGAATATTTAGAAGAGTTGGTTGATATGGTGGATCCCAAGACAGGGAAGAAGATGCCATCGGTAATCAAAGATTATGATGATATGAGTAAGGACACTACGATCGACTTTATAATCACATTACAGAAGGGTAAATTGGATGAGTTATTGTCGACAACTCAAACAATATTGGGTTGTGATGGAGTCCATAAGTTATTCAAACTGACGACAACATTGACAACGACAAATATGCATCTCTTTGATGCGAATGACAAGTTAAAGAAGTATCATTCTGTTCCGGAGATAATTGATGACTACTTTGTGAAGAGATTAGAGTTGTATTCGGTCCGTAAGGAGTATATGATCAGTGCAATATCGAAAGAATTATTACTGCTATCAAATAAGACAAAATATATTCAAGAAAATTTGGAAGGAACAATAGATCTGAGAAAGAAGAAGAGAGAAGAAGTGAGTCAGTTGTTGACAGAAAAAGGGTATGATAAGATAGATGCTGCTGATATGGATTACAAATATTTGACGAAGATGCCGATGGATAGTGTGACAGAAGAGAATGTTGCTAAATTACAGAAAGAACATCGAAAGAAAGTGAAAGAGTTGGATATTATTCAAAAGACGTCGCCAGAGGAAATGTGGTTAACCGAGTTAACAACATTAGAAGAAGAATATCTTCTGTTTAAAGAAGAGAAAGAGAGAATGCATGATACTATGCCTACAGTGCCTAAAAAAAAGGCGAAAAAGGTGGTTCCTAAATTAATGGAGTGAATTAGCACACATTGAATATAATAGTCTATATGTGAAATAAATGAGAAGATAACTAATACTCATAGATGTTGCCATAACATAAAAAGATGGATCTAATTTTTTACCGCCGATGAGAATGACATATAAGAAATACAAAACAATAAATACGAAAATAGAGAACCCGATGATAGAGAGAAGATAAAAATATAGACAATATTGTTTTGGGAGAGGACCAAAAATTTCGTTCATGAAAGTATTCGAACTACCGCCGTATTGTTGCATAATAATATATGACTATATTATTTTGCTGGCCGATTGGCGGTCTTTAAGTAATCTTATAATATATATATGCGTAATATACACTGCGTTAAAACCAGTTATGCATGATCAATTGTTTATCATTATTAGTTGCTAAAACTGGAGGCGGTAATGGATTATACATTGTAGACGCATCAACCAGATATTTTTTATATCCTTTTGCTTCTCCAAAAACCTGCGGAACGCAATAGTCGAGAACCAACTGATTCAATTGTTCGACTTGTTCTCTGATATGAGAAGAGAGATTGACTGAACTTTGTAGAAAGATTGAACGCATAATTATTTTTAATGTATCTTCATCTTGATTTGAAATAATAAACTTACCACTCGATTTTTCATATACGCCACTGCGGATTCCATTTTGAATGGAACATATATTTTTACCTGAAAAAAATACATCTGATAGTTCTGTATGATTCCATATACCTTCAGTAGGATTTCTAAATGTAGAACATTGATTTATTGGTATTTTATCATACATTTGAAAACGGTCTAATATATCAGGTGGTTCACATGATAGAATATTAACTCGACCATTTGTTCTTTTAGTTTGAAAAGGTTTATGCATTAATGTATAATAACAATAAAAAAAATATAGTAATAATACAAATGGCGAACTTTCAGCGATTGACGCTTACTATTGCGGGAATATTATTTATTATTATTATTATAATACTTTCATATGTCCTCTTTAACGCTAATTCTAATCAAACATGGCCTCCTATTATACCGAGTTGTCCAGATTACTGGTTAGATCTTTCTGGCAATGGTGCGCAATGTATTAATCCTAAAGAAAGTTTAGGTTTAGGTAAGTGTGGAACTGCTCCTGATTTCACACAAGGAGAATGGGCTGGAACAACTGGTAACTGCCAAAAATATTTGTGGGCAAAGAACACATGTGATGTTGCTTGGGATGGTATTACATATGGCGTAGCTAATCCATGCGATTCTTCGAATAATTCGACTTAGTAATCACTTAATACTAAAGAGTAAGTTATATAAAAGAATATATATTAAATAATAATGGATAGTCTCAATTTAAATGAAATACTTAACAGAACAAATGAAGAAAATGCTATGAAACATATATTACGTCAATTTGAAGAAAATAAACAAGATATGTCTATCAAACGAAATATATATGTATATGGTAGTTCAGGAATAGGTAAAACCGCATTTGTGTTTGATATTCTAAAACAGATGAACTATGATATTGTGAAATACGATGCAAGTGATATCCGCAATAAAGCGGTCATTGAAAATATTGCTCATCATAATATGTCTGATAAAAATATTATGAGTATGTTTCATAATAAGGTAAAGAAGATTGCAATTGTGATGGATGAAATCGATGGAATGAATAATGGCGATAAAGGTGGTATTAATTCTCTCATTAAAATCATTCGTCCAAAAAAGACAAAGAAACAAAAGTTAGAAGAACAAACTCGCAATCCTATTATCTGTATAGGTAATTATCAAATCGATAAAAAAATCAAAGAACTGATGAAGGTATGTAATGTATTAGAACTCAAACCACCCACATCCGCACAAATCAGTCATATTATTTCTCTCCTTATGCCGGAAATTAATGAATCATTGAAATCGAATATATGCCATTTTATACAAAATGATTTGAAGAAGTTGGTAAATATACATGATATATATAATAATACTCCCGAAATATTGAGGGATAAATTATTTTATAATATTTTTCAACAAAAGTCATTTAATGATAATACAAAGCAAATCACTAATAAGTTGTTTTCCAATAATTTTTCGATATATGATCATATCCATTTAATTAATGATACAGACAGAACAATTATAGGACTGCTGTGGCATGAAAATGTAATTAATCATATTCAAAAAGAACCGACTATTATAAGTATTCCATTTTATTTAAAGATATTGAATAATATCTGCTTCTCTGATTATATTGATCGAATCACTTTTCAAAAACAAATATGGCAATTCAATGAAATGACTTCTCTCCTTAAAACATTTTATAATAATAAATTATTTCATGAATACAATCGCAATACTGGTAATGATAGTTATACTGATGATACAAATATTCGATTTACTAAAGTTCTGACAAAATATTCTACAGAATATAATAATATTATTTTTATACAAAATTTGTGTCAAATTTTAAATATGGATCAAAAAGATTTGTTCTCTTTTTTCTTTTGCTTAAAAGAAAAATATAAGGATAGTGAAATTTACGCATTATTTGAAAACAGTGATATTACCAAATTGGATATTAATCGATTATTTCGATTTTTAGATAAGTATACTACCGAAAATGCAGTTGGTGTGATTGAGACATTAATCAATGAAGAGACAAAAGTGAGCGATGATGAAATATCTGTATTGGATGAAAGTGTATTTTAATTATTATTATTTGATAATAATTAAATGAAGAACGAACAACGAACAATGAACATTATATCATTGTTTTATAAAACAAATCAATATCAAGATCAAGCTCATAATCAAGATCTAACGTTGTCATTTCATCTTCAATGTATGAACGTTCGATAACAAGATTTGATATTAATCGAGTTAATAAATTATACGCCCGCAGGTTTTTATAATATTTTACTGTAGCATTCGCATTCACAATCGCAGTATGATTCCCATTATTGTTAATGATAATTGGAATATTTGTATTTATTTCTTCAATATCACATCGACCTGCTTTTTCATCGTCAGGTATATCTAAATCAAACTCTGTTCCAAATGTATTCCCATTTGTTAAATACGGTTGTAATTGTATAGATTTTCTCTTTGACAATGAACGCGAAACAGGATGATGATTGATAAAGAATCCATCACTCATCAATAAACCGATGAAAGAGCACATAATAATAAATAATTTCATATTATCTATTATTATATAAATACTTTATATTATTTTATAAATTATTTTACAACAACACTTTGTCCTTCATGATCATTGATAAACATGCTCGATTCAAGTTCTTCCTTAAACAAGAATTTGTATTTGTAATTCATTAATCTATCCATTCTCTTTTCATTCCATTCTCTTTTAGTTTCATCTGCGATTTCAATATTTAGATGGCGTTCACATTGATTTGGATTATTATAAAACAAAGTGGCAGATATCTTTTCTCCAGACTTTGAAACAATCGTTGGCATCTTGATTTTGAAATACAAGTCTTCTTCACCTGACCCAACAAGATGACTAATAGCCTTCCTGTTATCTTCAGTTGAATAATGATTTATACCGTTAGCCATAATATATGACCCACTTTCCCTAGACAAGTAATACTTGTAACTATTACCGTATTGAGCATTTCGAATTACACAACCGACATCACCAGATGAATAACATTTGACATTTTTATTAAAAGTTTGTTGTCTCTTTTCATCAAATACTTTTATTGTATATGTATGAGTCTTCTTATCAACAGATACATAATTATTAATTGGTTCGGATGAATTAGAAATAAGGTCATCGTAGTATTCACGTTCAGGCATTGCTCGGTTATTATTCTATTATAAAAATTCGTCTTTAAACGGATTTTTTAAGTATTTCTTCTAGAACACATATGCGCTTCTTCATTTCCACGTTATCTTTCATTAATATCTGTATTAATTGGGTATGTTCTCCTACTATTTTCTGTATTTGTTGATTTACACCATTTAAATCGTTTAAATGCTGAATCATTTGCTGCTGAATAATTGCATTTCTTTTTTCTTTCATCTCAACAATTTGTCTGATTACTTCTGGTTTATGTTCCAACTTACCTAGTTCATACGACTTTAACGCGTCATCTATTTTATCAAGAAAAAAAGAGATTGTTTCTTTGTCTTGAATGAATTCATTGATCGTTCGTGTCGATACCTTCATATATTGATTTTCCGATTGAGTTAGCAATTCCTTCTTATCAAATGAATTATGTTCGTGAGAGAAAACTAGAATCGTTTTTAATGAATCCAATTGAACAAATGGTATTGTATAATCCTTTAAGAAATGTTTTTCTTCTGCTAATGCGGCAAATTCATCATATGATGTTTGTTTTAACAGTTCGCGTCGAAATGCAAATGTCGCTGCCGTTGCATGATTTGGTCCATATGGTCCAAATTGATACATCTTATTGATATGTTTAAAATATATATACATTTCACTCGAACCTGCTGCAAGTACATGGGGGTTTTTCTGTAATGTTTCGACTGCGTGAGATACTCTCTCTGAAGGATAATAATCATCATCATCCATATAAACGATAAATTCTCCTTTTGATTTTTCGTGCATTAAATTACGTTTCTTTCCCAATGTCATTTTAGTATCATATTTATAATATTTAACTTGTGGTATATGCTTCACTAAATCTTCTATTTTATCGGTTCCATCATCAATAATAATCCATTCCATTCTATCTCTTGGATAGGTCTGAGAAAGAAAACAGCGAATAATCATATCATAAAAAGGTCTACGATTAAACGTCGGTGTACATATGCTTACAAATGGAAACCCCTTATTTTTATTCTTCTTATTTGACATTATATGAATCATTACATTTCATTTATTTATATAATAATTAAGTTATTGAATTAATGTTAATTGGTAGATTTAGTTGGAGCTGGAGCTGAAGAAGGAACATGGGGTTGAACATTAGGAGGAACATAAACAGGAACTGAAGAAGGAGGAGGAGAACCAACTGCGTCAAGAGAAGAAGGATTAAAAGCGTCATTAGATGGAGTTGGAACAGAAGAAGGAGTAGTAGAAGGACTAGCAGCAGCAGCAGAAGCAACATTATGTAATTGACCAGTAAGTTCACTACTCACACCCAACTGAGAAGAAATCATTGAATCTATTGTCTGATTAAGAGGAATAACTTCATTCGTTATATGAGAAGGAACAAATCCATCAACTTTATAATTATTAACACACTTATAATTATCAGAATAAGGTGCAGTATAATCGCTCGTTATTGGTATCATACCTTCTACAATCATATCATCAATGACATATTTATGAACACCGAATAATTTACCAGTATGTAATTCATTAACTCTTTCATTTCGAGAAGTGATTGTTAATACAAAAATAAAAAAGATAATAATTAATATAACATTTATACCAGATACACTAAAATTAACTCCAACATTAATTAACATAATAATTGTCAATGCTAATACGATCCAGTTCATTTTATAATATAAATTTTGTACAAACAATGTCCATATACCATATTCTTTTTCAAAAGACATAAATGTTAATTTATCATCATTATTTATTTTTTCATCTTTAGAATTAATTCTTACAGAAAATTTTTTAATATCATGTTCTAATGAATCTGGTGAAGTAAAATCGCCTTGAATACTTGATGTAGCATCAATATTGTCTCTAGCATGAACAAGTTTATACATTTTTGCCTTAAACGTTACTGCTGGCCAAATTACCACATATAATAAAATAAGATTTGATATAAACCATATAATAATCGAATAACAAAATATAAAAATGAATAATACAATTAATACCAAAATACCAAATAACAACGCACACAAGAATAAAATCAAAAAACTACTACTAGCAAAAAGCACAACTTTCCAAACTGGCCAACCATTGGTCAAACTCCAAAAGTAGAAAAACATATATTTTACAAATTGAAGCCAATGAATAATTACAAAGACAACTGCAATAATAATATTAAACAATAGTATAAGTTGTCCGATAGTATAACATATTGTTGTAAAATATATAGGTATCATTGCTGGTAAAATAAATAGTAATGCTTCTGGTAAATAATTTAGTACTGTAAATATACTATTCAAAATAACAAAATCATAAGAGACAATACTTCTGACAATAGAGTAAAAACTACTTAATAAACCTGCATATGTTTCATTACCATAGCTATCTCTCAATATAATGATATTTTCTTCAACATCATAACCTAATATCGCTTTAACAAAACTTCCATGTGTTGTTCCTAATCCTTTGATAACATTTTCTACATAGTCAAATGAAATAATTTTACCCCATATATCGTATTTATAATTCTGATCAATAAATGATATTTGATCTGTTGCAATATAATTGGCATCTGTCTTCATATTTCTAGCAGAACTAAATATAGCATTTTTCAAGTCTTTTGGATCAGAATGATCTGAATTCAATGGGCCAGCTTTATTGATAAATGGACTACAATAACTATCATTACTCATTAACTTGGATAATATTCCAGATTGTGCTATTTTACAATTGAATAGAGTTATAGAACCAAATATCAATAAATATAGCATAAAGAATGCTATTTGTGTCAAACAAGATACTATATATTCACTTACTTTAACATAAACATTACCTTCTGCCTTTTCTTCTTTTTTTTTAGTTATTTCATCCGTATCTGTATCGGTTGATGACATTATAATTATAAATATAATAATTTAATCGAAATAATATAAATACTTACTTGTAACTAGTTCAATGAAACAATTTAATGTCTATGAATTTGACGATGTCATGATTATACCTAAGGAAAGCAGTATAAATAGCCGTTCTTTTGTCTCTCTTACAAGAAAGTTTGAATTTACTGGGCAAAATGGAGAGAAAATAGTATGGCAAGGTATACCGATCATTGCATCAAATATGGATACAATTGGAACATTTCACGTTCATCATGAACTTGCAAAATATAATATGTTGACTGCTTTAAATAAGCATTATACGATCGATGATTATAAGCAAAATGAAGAATATTTACATAATGATTATTTCATGGTGACAACTGGTATTTCGGATACCGATTATGATAATTTAATTGAAATTGTTGAATATACTGATTGTAAATGGATATGTATTGATATTGCGAATGGTTATATCTCTTCTTTCTTTGAGTATTGTTGTAAAGTGAGAAACCGATTTCCAGATAAAATTATTATTGCTGGAAATGTTTGTACTTCTGACTTAACAAGGAAGCTGTTATGTGCAGGTATTAATATTGTCAAAATTGGTATTGGATCAGGAATGGCGTGTTTGACAAGAAGACAAACTGGTGTTGGTATTCCTCAACTGTCTGCTATTTTCGATTGTTCTAAAGAAGGTTGTATTGTGTCTGACGGAGGTATTCGTTCACCCGGTGATATAGTAAAAGCACTTGGTGGAGGTGCCGATTTTGTAATGATTGGTGGTTATTTATCTGGCCATGACGAGAATGCCGGCGTTGTTGTCGAAAACTGGGTTCAAGATGAATTTGGTAATAAAAAGGTCTTACAGAAATATAAAGAGTTTTATGGAATGAGTTCAAAACATGCTATGGAAAAATATGGTAGTGGTAAAATGGCGGATTATCGTTCTTCTGAAGGTGATGTATTGAGAGTTCCATATAAAGGTGCAATTGAGGATACTATAAAGGATATGCTCGGTGGAATACGAAGTGCATGCACTTATGTCAATGCAGACACTATAGAAGAACTCAAGGATAATGTTTCATTCGTATATAAGTTTTAACGCGTCATTTTACTATTCATATAATTTATATTATCTAATTAGATAATATGAATAAGCAAAACAGTAAATTTACTATATCCAAATGTTTATGGTGTATACTATGGGTCAGTATCGGTATTTATATCATTTGGGTTGGATTAGATTTGAAAGAAGGATATCGTAATACAAATACAAGTTATTCAGTTGATCTCCCTATTAATACGACAACATCATGTTCCAATTTCTGTGGCCCACAGGCGATATGTTCAATTACAGGCGAACAATGCTCGTCTGATCCAGATTGCTATGGATGTGCACCACCAGTTACACCTCCTTCATCATTAACGACAGAAGTATCAGGATATAATGATGCGGGTAAATTGTCAGATGCAATGACCCCAGTTTTTTCTGTATTGACGACAGATATTGGCACACATGCTTTTAAAATGAAGGGTCCTAATACACCTCCTCCAAATTATAGTAAAGGAGTCAATACTTGGAGACGAACATTTGATGAAGGACAGCGACTCTATGAGACGCGATATAATCCACAATTCCAAATTATTAATTCATTGCCGAAATATCCATCACGTCCTACATTAACTGGCGAATTCGTCGATACTGGACCACTCCCTGCCAATGCGACTCTTTAAATCTATGATGATTTCTCTGATTAAGTCGCATATAAAAGTCCACAATTTCCACCAATGAAGTTAACTACATTATATCTCTCTTCAAACAAATACATATTGAAGTTATAATCATATATTCGCCAAGTTGGTTTATTGATACCGATTAAGTTCCCCGTTTGGGGATCGCAAATAGCTAGCGATTGAGCATTCGGGTCAATTGGTGGAGTAATGGTTATCATTTCCAGTTCAATGTTCGAAAAACGACTCATATTCATTGCACCACTCGGTTGTAAAGTCAAATTTGATGAATTCATACAGAAGTTATAAACATATAGTCCATCTATTCCAGAACCACTTGTGCGAGTATATTTTTCTATATAGTTGAATACCCCTGCTGGTTGTACATTCTCTCTATAGATCCCATCTAACAATATACCTAATCCAACAAGTATATTCTTTACATTTTCAAAATTATAATTACCAGTAATCATCCAACCCGTCAAGTATCCATCAGTATTTACACCAGGTCCTATATCTATTGTAGTATTTGATCGTGTAACTGCCCATCCACCGTTAGTTGATGCTTGTATCAAATCTTGTGGTAAATAACGATATGCCCAGTTAGTATAATTACTCCATTCATTACGTAAATTGGCGTCACTTCTCTGAAAGTAGAACATCCAATTGGAGATCATACCAATAGAATCCAGAGAGATACGATTCGAACCAGTAACATTATAGAATAATTGTTCATTCACTTGTTTAAATAAATACTTCTGTTCTTGAAGAGCAAAGAGTCGAGATTCTTCATTAGAGAGAAAACCATAGGTACAAATTAAATGAATATCTGCATTCCATAAAGTTCTCGTATCCAAGTAAGAATTCAAACCTAGTTCAATGTCAGGTGGAGTCTGTAAGAAGCGATAAAATTGCATATAATATAAATTAAAGTTTGGTGCCACATAGGGGAAGTTATTCGCAGTATCGTGGACGTCTCTGATTTGAAATAGTTGTTGAATTGGTCGCATTGTTACATTAATATGTAGTTCATTATACTGAAGAGAGATAAGAGGAAATGCCATTTGAGTTTTCAAATTAAACCATGCATTCAATGGAATATATAATGTAGTTCCGCGTATACTGGGTTCAGCGCCACCAGCGCTTGTGGTATAATAAGAGTTAGGATATGAATTCACACGAGTTCCAGAAGTAGCAGGATCATAAATTTCAGGGACGTGTCCGATCATTTGATTGAATAATTCCTTCTTGTCAGCAGAAAAATCTCTCAAAACAGAATTTAATAAATAAGCACCAGAAAATTCTTGAAGGGTTTGATTACCACAAGTGATAGTTATTTTAGAAATCATTTGTGCTCCAATAAACTCAATCCAACGAAATTCATATGGAACCCATTGTTGTCCAGTTTCATTTGACGGCGGAATAATTGGACTCCAAATAGATGGAAGTTCTACAGAGAGATAACAGTCCATTAATAAGTCAGCATATCTCGGTATTTTAAATGTAAATGTGGATTCTTCGCTCAATCTCAATGTTCGAGATCCATCAAAATCTACACGAAACTTCTGTAAACCGAAGTTAGTATACTTGGCATAGGTCGATTTGAAAAATGTTTTAGACGGGTTTCCATTCAACATAATATTTTGCTGTCCTTCTGAAACCAATTGCATTAAACCGCCTGGCATATTATAAGTATTATAAGTATTATAATATATTTAACTTGTAGAAATTATAATATAATTTTCCATCATTAGTATAATATGTCTACTAGTACTGGCGCAGGAATGTCTCAACAATTATCCAAATATGGTTCAGCAGCAACAGCAGCATACAATAATGTCATACAAGGCAAAAATACATCGCCAATTATAGGTGGATTAGCCGCATTATTTATTATTATTATTATTATAGTTGTTTCGATTTCTATTGCAAATGGAAAGAATACATCATATATGAACTCATTTACAGTCAACCCGAATTTTCATAGTCTGTATTATCCTGATCCAATCAAATATGATGCTTGTGGTAATATTATATATGTAGATTCTTCTGGAAATGGAAATGATGGATCATATCATATTAATGATTATTATATATATGGTTCATATAACTCATGTAATATTAGTGGAAGAAATACAAATAATTATATGAATTTAAATGCACTAAAATACATAATTAGTCAAGGTGTCAGATTTATTGATTTTGAGATATACAATATTAATGATCAACCTGTTATAGCAACCTCTTCTATCCCTAGTAATTTTTTTATCAAAGAATCTTATAACTCTGTTACATTTCAAGATGCATTTAAAACAATTATAACAAACGCATTTAATAATATATCTGCGCCAAATCCAGATGATCCAATATTTCTTCATTTACGAATTAAAAGCACGAATCATACAATGATGGATAATATTGCACAAATTTTTCTTGAAAATGAGTTTTATATGTTAGATCCAATGTATAGTCACGAATATCAAATTTGTAATGAAAATAATTGTACTCCAAGAAATTTGTCACAATTGCCATTGTATATATTTAAAAAGAAAATCATTGTCATGGTTGATCGTTCGAATAGTGCTATATTAGATTCTAAGAAATTAATGGAGTATGTAAATATAACAACAAATTCTGTTCATTGTCGTTTACTATCAAATCATGAGATGAGATTTTCACCAGATCAGTCTGAATTATTAGAATTTAATAAAGTAAGTATGTCAATTGTTACACCTGATGTAGGTGTTTCTACGACAAACCCGAATCCAAATGCGTCTCTTCAGTTAGGTGTTCAGGTCAATGCTATTAATTTTTCGAATGCGGATGAAAATATGAAGAATGATATGGACTTGTTTATCACAGCAGGATATGCTTTTATACTGAAACCAGCTAATTTAAGATATATTCCTGTCACTATCGATATTCCAGCAGATAATCCAACAAATTATAGTTTTAAACCACAAGAGTTTGAAGGCAGAGGATTTGGACCATGGAACATATAAGATTGGATGATTATGAATATTAATATTTCATAATCATATAAAAATCATATATCACAAATATTATTGTGTATATATATGGGAAAAGAAGAAGAAGTATATAAATGCGAAAAAGGAATATCATTAGATGAGTGTGAATTAGCAATCTTAAGAATTGCTGTTGATAAAGCAGAAGAAAAAGAAGGACATGCTATTGTAAATTCACCAGAAGTGAAAAAAATTATTTCTATTATTGAACAATATTTAAAGGATACTAAATTGGTGGCATATGGTGGAACTGCTATTAACTCGATATTGCCATTAGAAGATCAGTTTTATAGTAAAGATGTAGAAATACCAGATTATGATTTTTTCTCTCCAAATGCAAAAGAGGATGCAAAAAAATTGGCAGATATATATGTAAAAAAAGGGTTTACTGAAGTCGAAGCGAAAAATGGTGTTCATGAAGGAACATATAAGGTTTTTGTTAATTTTATACCAGTTGCTGATATTACATATATACACAAAGATATTTTCAGTGCGATAAAGAGAGAAGCAATCAAAAAAGATGGAATATTATATGCTCCACCAAATTATTTGAGAATGGCAATGTATTTAGAATTATCGAGACCGGCCGGTGACGTGAGTCGATGGGAGAAGGTTTTGAAGCGGATTACATTATTAAATAAAAACTATCCATTACAAGCAGATAATTGTTGGAAAAAGGATTTTCAGAGAAAGATGGATACTACTGATAATAATGTGGATGAAATTTATGATACAATCAGAGAAACTTTTATAAAAGATCAAGTTGTCTTCTTTGGTGGGTATGCAATTTCATTATATTCTGCGTATATGCCATCAAAACTGAAACATAAGTTCAAGAAATATCCAGATTTCGATGTATTATCAGTGACTCCAAAGAAAACTGCTGAAAAGGTTAAGAAAGCATTAGAGAAAATAGGAATAGATAATGTTTCTCTGATTGAAAGATCATCCATCGGAGAAATTATTGCAGAACATTATGAAATTAAAATAAATAACGAAACTGTTGCATTTGTATATCAACCTTCAGCATGTCATAGTTATAATATAATTAATATAGATGGTGAAAAAGTAAAAATAGCGACGATCGATACTATGTTGAGTTTTTACTTGGCTTTTTTATACGCAAATAAGAAATATTATGATATAAATCGAATATTATGTATGTCTCAATATCTTTTCAAGGTTCAGCAACATAATCGATTACAACAGAAGGGTTTATTACGTCGATTTAGTGTAGAATGTTATGGTCATCAAGAAACATTAGAAGAAATGCGTGCACATAAAGCACGTAAATTTATTGAATTAAAAGGGAAGAAGGGCACAGAAGAATATGAGAAGCATTTTATGAGATATAGACCTGCTGATTTAAAAGCAGATATAAATACTAATACACCAATATCAAAATCATCTTCAACAAAATCATCATCTGTGAAATCATTATCAAAATCATCATCATCATCAACAAAATCATCCTTATCAAAGTCTTCATCACCAATGTCATTATCTGTAAAATCATCATCACCAAAGTCTTCAACAAGACCATTATCAATAAGGTCATCATCAATGAAATCCTCCTCAATAAAATCATCGCCAACATGGTCGTCAACGCCAACATCATTATCATCAAGACCATCATCTCAAAGATCATCATCGCAAAAATCAAGCACGAGAACAAAAATAATACGTAAGAAACGCCCTAAAACAAAGAAAAAGGGTTGGTGGGATTAAAGTAAACTCATTAGAAAGCTAACAATATAGAACAAATATAATATAATATTCCGTACAAAAGACTCATAAATAGTTGACCATAAATATTAATATTGCCGTCACCAAAGAATAAAGAAGGAATATATTTGAACAATATTGATTTGAAAAAGGGTAACTGAAAAATAAAATATAGAATAGAGAGAAGAACTGGTATTTGTAAATCAGAATATATATTTTCCATTCTAGTAAATGCACCAAGTCGTTTACTATAATTATTTAATATGGTGGTATTTTCTTCTTCTTCATCCTCTTCTTCGATAAATTCATTTTTCACATTCGCAGAAGGAATATATTCTTGTTGTACTTGTTCATCCATAAACTGAACCTTGTTAATAGGTATATCACGTGACTGTAATTGAGTAGCGCCGGTTGAGCTCGCTTGTTGTAGTCCAGATACTATTTGATCAATTGTATTTTGATCTAAAGAAACATTATTAGAAAGCAATTTTGTATCAATTGATTGTGGTGGAATATCATTTACATTAAAGGTAATATTGGATTGCTGTTGCTGAACGGATGACATATTCATGTCACTTGGTAAGTCCATAATGCTAGTAGTGTTCATTATATTTATAATAACTAATTATAAATATAATTATGACGCATCATCTCATATAATACCTTCATATTTTGGTTTCACAAGAACATCTTTTTTGTTTGCATTACAATTTGTAGAAACCATTTGATAAGAATAACACTTCCCATCTTGTTTGAATATTTTATTTTCTATGTCTTCAATTGGAGGTGCATAGAAGATGATACAGTTATCACCTTTACAAACTGTTCTAAAAATAGCAGCGAGTCCTAGACCTAGCAATATAGAAGTAATATATATACCGCTTTTAGAATTGATAAACTTGGAAATATTTATCTTCATTAAGATATATACTTATTATTATTATTTCAATAAAAAAAACAATTTTTAATTACAAAACATCCAATACAAAGAACCATCTTATAATCCTGTGCACCATTTTTCAATTCTATTCAAACTAATCTTCTTTTCGTATCCTCGTCCCTTTGTCCCGATCGGTCCTCTCTCATTGTCATTGATTTCCATGCCGATTGTTGACCAAAATCCTGCACTTGCGTCAACATCAATGTAGACATCTTGTGTCATATCAACACATTCTTCCATCAACTTTGTTATCGCACTCCACATCATGATTCTCGACAACTGAATCCCTTTTAGTTGCGGAAACTCATCATCGTCAATTCCAATTGACATACTAACTGTGCTTGCGTTCTCTGATTCTCCTGTTTTTGATAAGCAATCTATTTCACCATTTACACATTCGCCTGAAAGATCGAAATGTGCAACCTCTGTATTACCTTTCATAATAAGAATGCTTCGAAACATTGTTGGATCACGAAACTCGCATGGCATGAATCGTTTCTCATAAGCAATGCGCAACCCTTCTTCTCTGAATGCTTGTTTCGCTTTTTTCATTTTCTCATTTTGTCTGATAGAAGTAAATATTTTTTCCTTGTTCAAGAATTTTGGCATTTTTTGCGTTGTTTTTGTTTGAATAAATACAATTATTTCTGTGTAAAGTATTTCAATTTTTTCAAAAATGTGTGAAAAAATAAAAAAACTTAAAATAACCAATTTTTTGCTTTAATTAATATAATATTCAATATTTATTTCGGGCATATTCCATATTCTGTTTGAACCCATAATTTAACAGGTTCTTTCAATCGTTCATTCCAATAATGAATAATATATTCAATAATATTAAATTCCACATGCAGAAAAGTAAAATATATTTGAGGTGGAAGAAATGTTTGTATAACTTCATTCGTTTTTTCAATGAGGGTGAAATCATAACTTCGTATTTTTATAAAGAAATAACGACGTCTTATAATTTGTAATATAAGATTGTCCCAGAATGTATCACAGAAGATAATAGATTCAATTGAACCATCAAAATCCGCCAATAATTCAGTTATATCCTCATTCTGTCTTTTTAATTTCACCAATTCTTTCTCGAACTCATCGATATTTTGAAAGATGGTTTGAAAGAAGGATATTATTTCGGTTGTCAAATGATTTTGTTCCATTTGAGTTTCTTTAAATTGCTTTGAGTAATGAAAAATATATTTTGATAAAGTAATTCAATTTTTTAAAAAAAATATAAATTTATCGCTGAACAGGGATCACAGCAATATCATCTACATTTGTCGGACAATTAACCGTTTTCGCTTCATATGCGAAACAGTTACCTGCCGAATCTTTGTATTGTATTTTACCTATATTTTGTGGAGTTGGATAAACGTATATTGTCTTCATCTCTGGTCCAAACATATAAACAAAGAAAAGTCCTACAATGAAACTAATGGCAAATACTTTGAGAGAGATATATTTTAACATACTATATTAAAATATATTATTATATATTTGCCTTTTGTAGTAAATGTCGAATATAGATTAAATAATAAAATGGTTCAATAATACGCAGGTTCGTGTCAACTGCTTTATACGAATGAGTCAATTTGGCATCTTTGGTTGCCAATAACAATGTTCGCATCTTACCATTTGTGGTAAACTTTGCCTTTTGTGCGGCAAATAGTTCATAGTTCTGTCTATATTTCATTTCTTCTTCTTTGTCTATAGTTCGATCTGTCGGTATTAAAAAATCATCATCAATCTCAACTCCTTCTGGACGTATTCTAATTCCTTCATAAAATCCATCTGTTCCAGCATGTTTTGCCAAAGAAGGTTTCTGAGAAATAACTAATTCAGGATGTCCTTCTACAGATTCTCCTTCATAATCTAGAGAGAACTTATCATAAAACTCTGGGTGACCATATTTGAACTTGGATGCTTGATAATAATGTTCAACACTCTTCCATCTCTTACCATCTAATGTAAATTCTGCAGACCAATCGCCGGCACCTGTCCAAAAATTGGCGATTTTTTTACGCCAATCTTTTATTTTACTTAACTCTTTGAACTTGGCCTTATCATCTTCTGGTATTTCTTCGCCTTCGCCTTCACCTGGTGGCGCTGTCAATGAATTTGAACTACATCTAAATATGATTCTTTCATTGAACATGTGTTCTCTCTCTACAATTTGAGGAATATCAAAAACTAGTTTTAATTCATCTTCATCGATATTTGAATGTATTATTTTCTGTTTGATCTCGTGTCTCATTATAGAAGATGGATTAATGATCTCTTCTTCTATACCCATTTCTGCGCCTTTTTCTTCTTCTCCTCCTTTTTCTTCTTCTACTCCTTCTATACCCATTTGCATTTGCTCACCTTTTTCAAAGGTAGGTTCAGGTTCCTCTTCTGGAACAGTTGGAATAAATTCTCTTAATTCATCCATTCCTTCGCCTTCATTTTCATCATTCTCTAAAATTGGTTTTACAAAAGTTTTTGTCTTAGCTTTTGTTTGTTTTGGTTTCTTCAATGTTTTAGTATGAGTAATTTCAGTTGTAGTTTTCGGTTTCTTCGATTTGACAGGTTTTCTCAGAATACTGATACTTCCCATAATCTCAATTGGTAATTCAGAATATTCATTTTCACTTATATCATATTGCTGTTTGATCTGTATTAATCTAAACTCTTCATCATCGGGATAATAATCGACCTCATTAATACTATATTTTAATTTCATCAAAGTCTTCAATAATGGAATAAATGATCGCGTATATGTATCCATAAGTTCATCTATATCCTCCATTTTGTCAGAAGATGGTGCAGTATCTACTTTATAGTTGTGTATTCTTGTCTTTATTTCTTCAATATAACCATAACTCTGTTGTTCAAGTTTACATAATTCTTCATAATTCTCGTAGTTGTCAACGTTCTTTAAATACAATTCTTTAATAATTTGCAGTTCTAACGAACATTTATCTATTCTAAACTTCAAGTCTTCGAATTTGGATTTTATATTTGCCTCTGTTATATAACCAAATAGTAGATCATTTTTAAATAGGATGACCTTTATCTTCAATTTATTCAACATGTCTTCATATTCTCTTATTTTATTCATAAAAGAAGTCATCTTACCAGTAGATATTCGAATCTTTTCTTTGCATGGATTCAATGTATCGCCACATACAGCACTCAATATTTTACTACCATTTTTACTTATTTCTGTAGAAAATATCATCCCAACTGATCGATTACAGAATAAACATTTGGGCAACATTTGTTTGATATGAATATTTTTCAATATATTCTCTTTGATTTGTTGGATTTTCTCTTCATATTCATATTTATCTGCATAATACTTGCGAATCGCATCTTTTACCTTGTCATCTTCTTTATATATTTTTTCTATATCTTTTACTCCTTCTATATCAAATCCAGGGTCAATGGCGGATTCATATTTTTCTTCTTCCATAATAATTATACTGATTATTTATTTATAATTTACACGGTTTACAGCAATCTCGTCATATTCATTACGCCATTCAGGCAATCCTGTAATTAATGATTCTGAATATCGTTGTTTAGAATCATGATAATTTTTAATTTTTGATAATATATAATACTGTTTCTCTCTATCTTTTGCCTTTCGTTCTTTGGGAGTTAATTTACCTCTATATTTTATAAATAAAAACAGAGCAATACAGCTGAGAAAAAATACACCCAAAGAAATATTCATTACTGTATTATTATAATTTTGCTTGAATACATGACACTGCTTTAATGTCTCATTTATGAAATATTTCATTCCAGGTTCAGTTAAACTTGGTTTTGAACTCATTAATCTAATATGTTATAATATCAAATTAATTTATCCTTATATCTAATAAGAATGGCTGATACAGAAACTAATTCGAATACTGATGGATTTTTTAGTTTTATGTTTTTTATAGCAATCATAGCATATATTGTATATATGTATGTGAATGAAAATGACAATCCTACTACAACTAATCCACTAAATTATGTTTTTTGGTTAATAATTGTCATTTGCGAGTTTTTATGGGGAGCTCTTTCTTATCTCTCTGATATGCCTCCATCTTATGCATTTACTAATTCTGCTATTGCCGTTTTTACTACATGGACTGTATTATTTTTACCAATGTTCACTATTAATGATAGCACAATTGGTAAAAGTATTGGACTCGATTTTGCACAAGAATTAAACTCTATCTTTTCTAATGTTGTTGGATATTTTTGGGTTTCTAGACAAGCAACCGATATATTATCTAAATTAAATGCAATCAATATCCATAACATTGATGGACCCAAAAATGCTGATCTCGTTGCAGCACAAATATTATATAGTGAAATTAAAAATAATAAGACACTCATCATTAATCAATTAACGCCCAGCAATTTTGATTGTCAATGGGACACATTATTCAAATATTTATTTACACTTGCAGGTGAAACAAACTTGGAAGCTGTTGGTGGAATCAGAGACCAATTGAAAGCAATCGTTCTCCGAAAATATGCCATCGGTAAATGCTTTTGGTATTTTTATACTGCAATTGTTTGTTTTTCTCTGAGTATCTATTTTATGTCTATCCTATAATACCATTCTATTCTATTCTATTCTATTCTATAAATAAGTAATATAGTATTTAATGAAAATATAACATAATATTCCCAACAACAAAGCTAACAACCAGATTGGAAGGATCGTCTTATTTTTATAACCTACTCCAAACTTACGTAGACTTCCATCCGTATTATATAAATATGATGGTTTATCATATTGAATCAAGAAAAAGAAGAGTAAAAATAATATAATACTTACTAATATTTGGTTTTGTTTAACGAAATATTGGATCATTGTTTATTTTATACTAATAAAATTATTAAAATTATACAACACAACTAACTATTAACTATTAACTATTTCTGTATTAATCTCTATTATAACCGAAATGGTCGTCATCATCACTATCTTCTTCGTAATCATCATCCATCATATCTTCGTCTTCATCGCCAAAACCATCACCATCTTCTGTTTCCGCTTGTACTGGTCCCTTTGTAACTCTTTTGTCTTTGTCAATCAGTATTTTTGACTGGATCTCTTCGACCATTGTCTCTTCTAACATATCCAATAACATTTCCATCGTAATTGTATCTTGTATACCATGTAATTTATGTTCTTTTCTCAATTGTTCTTCTACCTTTTTCAACTCATTTACAAACTGTTCTTCGTTTTTGTCTAAATGCGCTGAATACTTGAAGAACTCCTTCTTTAATCCAACGCCCCATGCGCCCAATTTATGCTTTTTCAATAAAGTATCTACCTTTCTCTCTGATGCTAATAAATCCTTTAATCTATCAGTCATCAAATATTTTTCTATTTCTTGTGATTTGAATTCAATATCGACGACTGATTGATATGTATATGCAATAGTAATTTTATGCTCGATCATCATGGTAATATATGTCTTAATGAGTTCATTAATCAAATTATCATCCTCTTGGAATGTTTCTCTGAATAATTCTTGATACGTATATAATATATTCAATAAATAATTCTCTAACAAAGAGAGAACAGTTTTCTCTTCTAATAGAGGCATGACCTTTTCTTTACCGTCGTGAATATTTGATAATAACGGAGTATTATTCATTAATGTAATAATAGGAGACGTTCTCTCTTTCACTTTATGTAACATATTACAGAACCATGAACCGCATTCACCTTCATTCTGTTGAATAATAAATATATCTGTTTCATATTTATTGTAAAATTTGGTCAATGCTTCATAATGTCGTTCTGTTATTTTTAATATTTGATTACTATCTACAGGTGACAATTTTAAATATTTCGGTAAAATATTCGAAAAAATATTCGATGACTGTTTGTCAAACTTATAGTCGATAAGCATCTTTGGAAAAACACTGGATATGAAATAAATATAATGTTTTATAAATACCGCTGTATTATAGACTGTTTGACCTACAGTAGAAAATAAGTTATTGAATCTTTCTTGAACAACAGATTTCTCTCTTTTTGGTAATTTACCAAAGATTTTATTCTTTAATCCAGTATTCGCCGTAATTATTTCATCAATGAATGCACTTCTATCTGAATTGCTAATTTGATGATATGCATTAGATATATCTATTTTATCCAACCATGTGCTTATCTTATCTAATATTGGAGGAAGCCCATCATGGGTAATATGTTCACTCTCATGAGTTGGATCCTCGCTCCACTCTACTTCTATTCTCTCATATTCTTCTCGAACGGTTCCGTTCAATATACGTTTCATATTTTCAAATGGGTTCATAACTCGTTCAGAATCAATATATAAATGAACAATATTGTTCTCACCAATATACTTTAATAGACCCAATAAATCTTCATTTTGATAATTCTTTCCACTTGATTTAATCTTTTCTATTTTTTGACGAATTGTATCATTAATATCAAATGCAACCGGTTTTTGTTTACAATGACATAATACTTTCAGTTTATCATTCATTGGTTTTAATGATTGAAAATGACAATACATGATAAATGCCATATAAATTGTTTGCTCATTGAATTGCATATTAATCGCAGGATATTTATCTTTCGAATTCTTTCTACAGAAGAGAGCAGGTGACATTGTCATTGCTCGTATATCCGCCAGTATATTTCCATCGGATATCGCATTGCCAATATATCTTTCGATATTTTTGTTTTCATTTGAAAAGTATCCAATGACAGTATTACCTTCTTTGCTCGATACACAACAAGCATTTTCTAAGTAATATTTTCCAGAAGTACTCTCCAATAATAACGTTTCTCTAGAAATTACTTGTTGAATAGAAACTACAATACCAAGAGAGAAGAGTATAATCTTTCCTCTCAGAACATTGATTTCGTCATATTGACTGCCATCTCCGCTATGTATTTTTTGCGATAATCTTGATTTGAATTCAGCATTTACATCTTCAATTTCATGTCTCATATGTATATCAAATAATGGTGGCAGAAATTGCGTCCATCTACTAATATTGTATTCATCATTCCCTTCCTCAACAGATTTCTCCAAATCGATTGTCTTCATATTTTTTCTGTGTTCAACCAAATCCTGTGAAATAACCTGGCCACGCACTAATTCCAAGTTCTCAATTACTTTATCTACCTTCATTGATTTCGATTTATTGAAGATTGTATTCCATGGACTACCTTGTAGTGTTTTTAAACTCAATAAAATACGAACAATATATTGGAATGTTTCTTTACCACCATCTGGTTGTAATGGATATTCATTCATTGTATAATTTTTACCATTGACTTTTATAATAGGCACATTTGTTTGTAAAGCAGTAATAAATGTAACGATTGTGTAAAATAAAAGATTTTTATTTACATATTTCATATATTCTTCTGTATCATACGTTTTTCCTTTTTTCTCATAAATCTTGATAAACTGATCTCTGGTATATATTTTACCCATTAATTGATGAACTAAATTTGCAATAAAATCATTCTGTGTCTTATCGTCGAGAGAAACTCTCAATGCACGAGATAATGTATCTATAATATGTATAATTGTTTTATAATGAATATATGTAATGTATGCAGGTTTCTCTCTTGATTGTGTTTGTATATCTGTAATTTCCTCAATCTCTTCTATATTTGATTCTGCCTCCAACTTTGATCTGGATGATGCTTTGAAACCATTTTCGTATCCTTCTTCTACATCATAATCTATTTTTCTAATAACATAACCACTATATTTATCTACCCATGAATCTCCGTCATCACTTATTTTACCTTGGAATTTACACAATTCTTGTATTACATTATCATAATTTTCACTATTACTAATATACGTATCTGCTAGAACATACAGAAATTTCGGTAGTAATTTAGTATTTGTTTTATTACAATAAAACCAGTATTGCTCTTCAGGATCGACAGAAGTATTCACACTCAAAGTGAGTTGTTCTTTGAATGTAATAATATCGCGCTGTAATTTTTCAAAATTGCTTTGTCCCAGAATGATATCTCGTAATTTCAAATAGGGCGATACTATGATTTCATCTTCGGTCTGTAATTCCCGCTTCATTTCTTCGCCCAACTCATACCTTTTATGTTCATATTTACCATATTGTTTATTTATTTCTATTCGTATAACTTTTGGAAGAATATCCTTGTAATATAAATAGTTCTTCTCAATCTCTTCTTTCAATTCATTTGTCTGAATTTCTATTGAACGATCAAACTCTTGTAGAACATTATCTATATTCTTTTTGGTGATATTCATTCGAACCATATCCATCGAAGAACAGTCGCCACTTTGTGCATTTTGCATACAATGTTCTTTCAACCCACATATAAATTCTCCAGAAAAGACACTGGCATCAATATCTTCTTCTTTCCAACGATCATCAGCTCTTCTATAATACTGAAAAGAATCCTGACCGATGCTATATAATGCAGCCATATCACCATCTACTATTTCACGAACCGTCGTATCCCGTTCACATGTTTGTCCCGAGTTCAGTCGTCGATCAAAATATATCGGCGACTTTCCGTCGTCGTTCTTTAAGTCGGTTTCATTATTATATACCTTGGCAATAACATACTTATTATCGCATTCGCCTGGATTATTCCACTCATCCATACGCTCTCCTTGAATACGAATCATCTCATCTGTCTTATTATGAACCAAAAGAGAGACATTTATTATTCTGTAAGATAACATTCGATGGAAATCAATCTTCGTTAAATATTGTAATAACTCAGATGACGTAGGATGTATATTCTTTGCCGTATCTACGTTCGCAATCCCGATCTCTGGAAATCCATATAAATTATATATTTCTGCAGAATCTGTCGTGTCTCTATCTATGAGATTTGCCAATTTACAACATTTCGATTTTATATATGATTCTCTATTATTCATTGTCTTCAGCCTTTCTTTCAATGTATTGAACTCAGTATTCTTGTCTCTCAACTGTTTCTTATATTCTCGACATTTGTTTTCTACGAATTTCTTTAATTCTTCATAAAATTTGAATGTCACATCGTCTTGATAGATTAAAAACGGTTCTAAGTAACATATAACATCCATAATCGACATTCGTCCTGTAACGTATTTTTTGATTAAATCAAACAAGATTCTTGACTGAGGTATAATCAAATTTAAATAAGTATCATACAAATTCTTATTCTGTTCAGTGTCTGCAACCGTATTTGTAACATAACTTGTCATCATCCGCTTTCCTATAAATGAAGTATTATCATACATTTGCTGTAAATTCTTCACGGTTTCTTCATTATCTAAATTATTTAAACTAATCGTCTTGATCAAATTATCATATTTTGATGTCTTTTTAAATATCTCTGAAAAATCAATGAATGAGTTACTAAGTCCCGATTTTTCCATTATATTTGTTCCGGGTAAGTTCACTCGAGAGAACTGAATCACTGGCTCGGGTAATGTCAATATACTCACTAGGTCAATGTGATCATTCGTATTATATACTTTCTCTCTTTCAACAGTCATTCTAATATCAGAAGTAATCTTAGAAGCATGTAAAACCATATCTTCTGGTAAATATACGCCTGTAATATATTTCTGTTCTTTAATATCATATGTTACATTCTTAGAACCTTTTGTTTTTTTAACAGAAACGTCGACAATATTTGACATAAATCGGTTACCATTATCAATCATTACATTTATATTAGGCGTAATAATGGGAATACTTGTCAATATATTAGACCTCTGTATATTGTAACGAAAAGGCCAAAAATATCTGTATAATTGTTGAATGAATTTAATATATCTGTTGTCAGAGATATTCGCCTTTTTAAACTCTTGCACAATCAGATTCAATTGATCATCTGGTTCATTTTTGTTTATTTCGACATCTTTATTTTTATTCTGTTGCATAAATAATTCCATAAATTCAGGATTTATTTCCTCTTCCTCCTCATCTGGTTCAGTCTCACCACCTTCTTTCGCAATAAGATTTAATACCTTCGTTTGAGTTCCAACTGGCACAATCCAATACAATGGACGCTTAAACGTCTTCAAGTTCTCTACTAGTGGTTTCCATTTAGCGCCTTTTTGGACAGCACCAGTAATATTACCATAACTATCAACTACTGAAAATTGTTGCCGTAATTGGCGAAATCGTTCAATAATCAAAGCAATATTAGATAATTCCTCCATTGTTCGCTGTGATTTAGGTAACTTAGATAACATATTATTCAATAAATCATTTTTCTGTGTTTCTATGTCATAACGATATTGAGATTCATCCGCGTTAACTAAATAAACTATATCTGCTACTTTCCCTAATGGAATCATCTCTCCAAATTCAAAAATCGGCGGTGACCGATATTCCTTTGTCGGTGTAGCATTATCATCATCATATTCTTCTTCTATATCTGGAACCATTTCAAAGAAGTTCTCTTCCGTGTATGGCGACGATATGATCTTCAAAGAAGAAATATGAAGGTTCTCTGATAACCCGTTATAATTGAAGTTAATATATAATGTATCCTTCTGTGGATGAGTCAAAATGGTAATCATATCTAGATCTTCCGGCAATTCTATAATTTTTGCAATGATTTCTTTTTGCTCCTTTTTAATATCAAACCGGATCGCTATCCAAGTGTCTACTATAAGCCCATTTTGTCTGGCGAATCCTTCTTCTTTTTGGCGATATAGTAATGCGATTTTTCCATTTACACGAACTCCATTATAAACTAACTCATATTTTTCGTCAATAGTGAATTCGATTTTTTCCAATGTTTCAACGTCGATTGCCTTGATTTTCTCTCTATCTATGTATTCAATATAATATTCATTCTTCATAGATCCTTCTGTCGTAATTTTTATAATATCGCCTAATCTTAACTCAATACTTACCATTTTGTCTCCTAAACTTTCACGTTCTTTGGTTGGGCTTTCTTCTTGCTCGCCTTTTTCAAAGGCGGTTTTAAAAGTTTGTTCTTGCATTATTATTATATTTACAGATAAATATATGTATTACATACCTAATTGATACTTTCCAATTTCTTTCAATTTCGCCTAATCATTTTAACATTATAATATAAAGACACAATGTTAATATTATAAAGTATCCGCCAAATGATCTCTATTGCTGAATTGATTTCAACTATTAATAATAATGACAAAAATATTATTATTAAAAAATATGGAGATTTCCATTTAGTATGCTATAATAAGAAGCAAATCGTTCTGGAAGAAAATGTATGTATGGATTATTATCGACATTTGCGTTCTGTTATATGTCGACATCTTCCTGAAGATCCGAGTAAATTGGATCGCGGGGATCCTAGAAGTCCAACTATTTATTCTGTATCACCATCTAAATCAATTGATTATGATGTATTTAGTCAACGATATCCAATCATTGATAACAGTATCATTGTTGAAGATTTTATTGAAGGCACAATGATCAATGTATTTTGGAATGATGGAAAATGGGAAATATCTACAAAAACCACAATTGGAGGCAATTCAACCTTCTTCGGTGACAAAACATTTAAAACGATGTTTGATGAAGCAGCCAATGCAGTCAATTTAAAAATAGATTTGTTGGATAAATTTGTTAGTTATAGTTTCGTTTTGCAACATCCAGAAAATCGAATAGTGACTGCTTTTTACAAACCATCGCTTTGGTTAATCGAAGCATATCATATTTCACCAGATACAATTTACGCATTGAATACACGATCAATTGTTACTACCGATCCAGCATTTACATATTCTCAAGTTCGTACACCACAAATATATTCTGTTCTTTCATCTACATATGATCAGCTTTATACTTATTTTACTGATAAATCGACACCATATAATATAATGGGGGTTGTCATTCGAGATACGAAGACGAATGAACGAACCAAAATACGTAATCCCAATTATGAGAGTGTTCGTCAGTTAAGAGGGAATCAACCCAAACTACAATACCATTATTTCGTTCTGCTAAAAGAAAATAGAGTATATGAATTCTTACAATATTATCCTGAATATAAAGCAAAATTCAAATCATTTGGAGCAGAAAAAGACGCATATATACGCACACTATTTCATCATTACAAGTCTTGCTATATTCGAAAAGAACGCAAATTGGGCGATTATCCATCAAATTTTAAAACACATATGTATAAAATACACGAATTATTTAAAACTGTGTTAAGACCTAATGAACTGTATGTTACATTGAACGAAGTCATTAACTATTTCAATCAATTACAACCTCCTCTACAAATGTGGTCTATCAACAATTAATAATTACATCACAAAACAACGCAAAAATATTATTTAATAAATATGATTTCATATTTATTAAACAAAAAAAACAAAATGAATTACCATTTCATTCCCATGAATCCTTTCGATGATCTTTTGTGACGTCTAGTGCCTCTTTTTCGGTGTCGACGTCTACCTCCTTTTGTGATAGAAGCTGTTGGAGCAGTTGAACTCAAACTCGCAGTTGCTTTGTTTAATAATGAAGCTAATGTATTAGTTGCTGTATTAGTCGCTGAACCACCTCGGTGTTTACGTCCTCGATGTCTACGTCGTCCACCAGTCATTTGTGTCATTATAATATAAATAGAGATTTTATTTTTCTAAAATATCTATAAGTTGAGTGTTATTTGTAAAGAAAAAATATTTTCCTAAATAACCTTGAAATATTGAAATACTTATATTTACGCAATAAAAAATATAATATTCATTTATATATCATTTACAATACGTTTACCCACTAAATTAATCGATTTTATTAAATAGGGCCTTAATTTGTCTAAATACTTCTATGCTATCTAAAATACATACATCTATATTTTGCTTTATCATTTCCTTTGACGTTTCTTCAATATACGCAAGTCGTATGATACTATATGTATCATGTGGATGTAATTTTTTAAATCCACAATAACTTAATAATTTGCCATCACTTACATTAAATATTGACGAATACAACATATACTCAATCACTTTTCCAATAGTATAATCTTCATTTAACAGAATAATATCATAACTATTGCTCATCGTATTATCAGCAACAATGATGAGTTCTTCATTCGTTTTAATCAACGTATTTATATGATCTAAACGAGACATAATACTATCACATGCTTTTCGAATAAGATCCACATTTGTAAATACACCCAACGTTTGAATGATAAATTCGAAACTATTGTCCAATATAATGCGCTGACCTTCCAACAGTCTCCAATTGGCTTCCTCAAACTTAACATCAAGTTTGTTCTTTTCCCAATCCTTCTTTAACTTTGTCAACCGTGTTTCTTGCTCACTTACATCGACTGTACATCCATATGAACATACTGAAACACAATTATACATAGCGCTTTCTTTTGATGTTCCATATGACAGTTTACAAGTAAAGTTCAACTTCTCTCCTGGAATAGAATCTGACAACTTGGGTCTTAAACTCGCAAACTCAATATAATGTTCTGTTCCATCTGGAGCAATCCATGGAGGAAATATTGTTTTCGTTGTCTCAGCATCCAACAAACTATCTTCTGAAATATCGCGAATGTGAAAGTCTTTCGTTGTCACATAAACAAAACTATCACTCGTGTTATTTTCAACATTGACTTCTAGCAAATAATTATCAATTGTTTTTGCATTGAGTTTTTCAATATGAATCGGTATACAACTCAATCGCTGTTTGAGTATTTCATTATTCATGCGACTCGTATTCGTAATCATATTTGCTGTATTTTCTTCTTGAGGAGATGTTTTGAATACCACTGTTGAAATATCCGACAACACTGTCCTCCGGACTGCATTAGCTATACTTACGTTCACATTGGATAAAGTAAACGTAAATATATCATCACTATTAGCGATGTTTTCGATTCTTGGTTGTTGAGACGACATTTATATTCTTTTTAATAATATTATATATTTATATTATAAATCAATTTTAATAAGTTAAAAAGAAAGATAGAATTACTTGTATTATTTCATGAGTTCAATATTTTACTATTCTAATTTTTGCGAACATTCGAAGAAATTGCTACAACATATAACGAAGACGCCAATGATCGATGATATACATTTTATTAGCATTGATAAACGAGTAAAGGATAGTAAAGACGGAAAAACGTATATTATTTTAGAAAATGGACAGAAAATTATCATGCCTGAAAATATAGACAAAGTCCCTGCTCTTCTTCTGTTAAATGGACAATTTAATGTATTATATGGAGAAGATATTTATAACTTTATAAAACCAAAAGAGAAAGAAATGGCTAAAATTGCCACGAGTAATAATATGGAACCAATAGCATTCTGTTTAGGAGGAGGATCATCTTATGGAGGAATCGTGTCTGATAATTTCAGTTTCTTAGATATGGATCCTGAATCATTGAAAGCAAAAGGTGATGGAGGATTAAGACAAACTCATAACTATTTCTGTATTAATAATGAAGATTCCAATGGCAATATATATACACCTACTGAAGAAACCAATTATAAACAACCAAAATTATCTGAAAACGTTACAGTTGAACAATTACAACAACAGAGAGACCAAGATTATGCCGCATTAAGTAAACAACAACGCAAAATATAATAAAATAATAAAAGATATTCACAATCAGAGAAAATATAAATTAATATAATATTTACAATCAGAGAAAATATAATTAAGTATTAAATCATTTAAATAAAACAATGATTTAATATAATGTCTAACAAGTCTTCAATTTTAACAATATTTAACAACCATTTTATTGAATTTATTGACGATGTTATAAGTATATTTCCAGAAGATGTTGATCTATTAACTATGAAAAACTCTTTTTCGTTAATTCGAAAAACAAATCCTCGACTGATTATCCAGGTTTTCCATAATTATGTGTATACCAAGTATTATCCTGAAATTGAAAAAGGAGATATACAGTTCTTCATTGAAAAAGATTATCGTGATGACTTGTCAAATAATGATAATTCGAATAAAATAATAGAATCAATCAATAGATTAAGAGATCCAATCAGACAAATGAATGAGAAAGATAAACTCAACACGATTAAGTATTTACAAAATTTGTGTAAATTATCTAATACATATATAATTTCTGCTGTTTAGTTCACAATTTGTATGATAATATGCTTATTATATTATCATAATATTATCAATCTTTCCCAAATGTTGAACAAATGGAGTTATTTTTGCTCTACTTTTTGAGGCGGGTTTTCATCTAAAAGAATTAATGCCATTGCTGCATAATTATGTAAATCCAGTAATGTGTCTCTAATTCCTTCATCATTTACCAAGTTGACGCCATTTTTTGTTATAGATAATGAGCGTTGTATTTTATCTTCGATTCGCATTAATACACCGATAACTCCATATTTAGCAAATGCGTCACCATAATCAATATTTTTTTTGGTAAATAATTCCAATCCATTCTGTTGAATTGTTTTCATTTGTTCAATGCGATTCATATACTTATTATATATTGATAATGTTTATATGAATTTTGCCACCAAAATAATTACTAATAAATATGCGCAATAAATGACATAATATCTTTTTATTCGTCAATGATTTAAAGAAAATAAGTGTGAAATATATTATGTTCGAGCCAGAAACTACGGAATCTTTTATTGATGAACTATTAACGCAAATGCCAACGCCAACACCAACCCCTACTGCAGAATTTAAGAAAATCATTAAGGAGTTTATTGGTGATATTAAAAATACTTTTCCAGAATATAACGGAATAATCGGTCAATGGTGGGATTTAAACACAGAAGATGAATCCGTTCTTTATATTTACAATTATTGTATGAAAGTATATCCAGAGAGACTACTTGAAATCCTATATCAAAATACTGACTTATTTTCAGAAGATACCAATTACAATACGGAATTTTTGCCTGGAATTAGTTTCAAGTATTTATGGGCATCTAATATTACAGATAAAACGAGAGAAACTATTTGGAAATACTTACAATTGGTTGTTATTTCTCTGATTGACACAATTAAAGATAAGAGTATTTTTGGAGATACTGCGAAGTTACTAGAAACAATTGATAACGACGAATTCAAAACAAAGTTAGAGGAGACGTTGGAAAATATCCAAACATTATTTACAAAGGAGGAATGTGAAGGTGAAACTAAAGACGATTCATCAAATACTGAACCAAAATTTAATTTACCTTCACCTGATGACATTCAAGGTCATATTTCTGGAATGTTACAAGGTAAACTAGGTGACTTGGCAAAAGAAATCGCTGAAGAAACCGCAGGAAGTATGAATTTTGATATGTTTGATGAAATGAGCGAACCAAAAGATATATTTAAGCAGCTCTTTTCGGATCCAAGTAAATTGATGGATTTGGTTAAAAATGTCGGTAGTAAATTAGACACAAAAATTAAATCGGGTGAAATAAATCAAACTGATTTATTCACAGAAGCAAGTGAGATGATGGGTAAAATGAAATCCATTCCTGGAATGGATAATATTCAAGATATAATTTCTAAGATGGGTCTTGGAGGTAAAGGACAAGGAAGTAAAGGACAAAGAGGACAAGGACAGGGACAAGGAGGATTAGAAGGATTAGAAGGACTAGCAGAATTAGCAGGATTCGGGCAACAAAATGGAAAAAGCAAAGGGACAAGAGTCGATCAAAATGCGATGGATCAACGGTTGAAAAACTTGAATACAAGAGAGAAAATGAGGAAGAAACTGGAGGAACGCCATATGAATAAATTAATGAATGAAGCGGCTGCAGAAATGCTTAATTCGAGTGCGGTTCAATCCTCTCCAATAGCAGATGAAGAACTGGTTTCTCTCTTTCAGGAGAATAAGAAAACAGATAATCCTAAGAAAAAGAAATCAAAATCAGTTGTTACTACGACGTCATAATCGAAAAAGATTATATAATATTCTATATATATGTCAACTAATGCTACTGCTTTTTGGGGAAATAATCCATCCGTTTTATTGAACAAAAATGAAGTTTTGGAACTATGGCCAACTGCCAATATGGATTATGAAAATAAATTAAATGCGATTGCCAGATTAGTTATATTATTGACATTACTTGGATATATATTTACCTTTTCTTTAAAAATCCTCGCAGCAGGAGTAATTACTTTATTCATCATATATATATTATATAAATCAAAATACATCGAAGGATTTAGTATTATCAATAAACCAGAGGTTACAACCGCAAACCAAGCGCAAATGGCGATTTTAGGAAATACTAAAACGGCTTCTTCCAAAATCATAAATCCAGAAACTCTTGAAGAAACAATGAAGGAAAATTATACAATGAATAATAGTAAGAATCCTTTTTCTAACGTATTACTTCCAGAAATTAAATACAACAAAGAGAGAAAACCGGCACCACCGTCTTTTAACCCTCAAGTTTACGAAGATATTACAACTGCTACCAAAAAAATGGTTCAAGAATTAAACCCCGATATTATAAATACAGATAAGCAATTGTTTGGAGATTTAGCAGAAAATTTTGAATTAGATCAAAGTAATCGTGTTTTCTATTCAACTGCAAATACCCGTGTAACAAATGATCAAGGTGCTTACTCGCAGTTTTTATATGGTAACATGCCCAGCTGTAGAGACAATGATACACTGGAATGTGTAAAAGATAGCTACCGATATACTTTATACTAATTTCATATATATTCGATATAATTATATCAAATATACAAAATATATTAAATATGCCGAATATTAAAATAATATGTATTAATATTAATGGCATTTGTCACGAACTACTCTTTTGATAATATGTCTAGAATCGGCAATGACTCTTGCTTTCAAGATCAAAATACTATACAGAATATGAAATATGCAAATTATAATTTAGAAAATTATTTTGCTGGCGATTGTTCTATGAAAATACCGATCAAATTCGCAACTTCACAGCCAGGTATTATGTATAATGGGACAAGTCCGGTTGGATCAGGTGGTTGCGTCGTAGATGATAGTTCGAAGTTATTATTTAGTCAGAATAGTAGCACTCATCCCAGAAGTAAGATAGACTTATATCAGAGACCATTTGCGACAGTTCCCTATTTAGGTAGAGGTTCAGTTGATCCGGTATTAGAATCGCAGATGCAACAAGGAGAGATGATTACTAATAAACGTACAGTTACTCGATTGCCAGAAAAGAGTTATTTGAAATATACAAATACACCACTTCAATCTAATATACAAAATAGAGTTACGAATCCAGCATATTGTGTTGAAGGTGTCGCATCAGAAGGATGGATTCGTGGAGGTATTCCATCACGTGAATTGACGCGTGATAGAGAATTCTTAAATAGACAACAATAATATAATCTTCATTGTATTCAGCTATCATAAATAAGTATTACAATTTATTAATTTAAAACAAATTTGACAATGTATTAATATATGTATAATTTTCAATTTATTCCAACTTATATGTTCTATGATCCTTCATTATGTTCATTTAACCCTATTAGTAGTCAATATATAGCAGATAAAACGGCACAAAAACATATTGCGCCAGAAGACGCTTATTATACAGAATCGTCTAGCCATTCAGATGATGACGATGAAAATGAAATTGATGTGAATAATTTATCTGATACATTTACCAGTAAATATTTATATGAAACTGAGATTTTACACGCATTTAATATAGATAAATTTAATGAAGCTGTGATTAACACGAAGATCGAAGAATTATACAATCATATTTGTAGTCTAAGAGAGACAAACCAAACTGCAAACGTATTATTGAATTATTCTCTATTTCTCTCTTCCAATACTTTGTTGACTGAAGATGAACATTCTGGATTTATTATTCTATTCTCGTATCAATTATTTCATATTACACATTTATGTATTTCCGATCTACTCTGCGAAGATTCTCAATTTATCTCTCGAACAAATATAGATAGTCTTATTCAGTCTATTCAGTCATTTACAAATTCAAATACGGAGACAAATGACAAATGACAAATAACGAATAAATAAACAATTATTATAATATAATATTATAATAATGGCTTCTACCAGAAATATCAATACTCCTGGCAACTACAATCTTGAACAACGCACATACAAAGAAAATACAGAATATAATTTATATTCTCATTCTGCTTATGGCGAAGCAGGTCACACAAATTTCGCGGGATTAGGTCTCATTCAAGGACATTTACCATGGAATAAACTCTCTCATAATCCTGTTCAAACAGAATCATTCTTGTTCGGTATCAATTCTACCAATCTCGTCAAACCAGAACTGAAATTCATCGCTCAACCGACTAATCTAAAAATGAAAAATTTGTATGAACCTAATCCAACAATTATGCCACTCCCTTTAGTCATCGAACGCAATCGACCCTTTCCTTGTCCTTAATATTCTGGTGCATGCTTTTTAAATATACAACCTTGCGATGTCAACCCCTTCACATCATTTGTAACAGTCGACGCATTTTGATTCTTACAATTCGTCATCCAAATCTTGATAATACAGAAATTCTTCTTCGGAGAAATTGTGATCCCTGTCACAGAAAAGACAAATTGATCATTTGTACTAATTACATTTCCAATTAACACATATGTCAAATCACGCCATACTTCGTATACATTTTTATTCGACACTTTGTAAGAAAAACATCCACCATTTTTGTTCTGTGTATCTTCCCATAATGGTGTTACGCCTTCTCTCATAATAAATAGCATACAATTCTTTACTAATATATCCGGAACAGTTTCTGTGATCGCTATCATTGCTTCAATGCTTGAAATGTCATATATTTTTTTATAACTTTTCAACGTCCAATCCGTATCATGTGGCAAATGAGCCCACAATGTCCATTTATTTATTGTAGGATGAATGCTAACAGGAAGTTCTGTCTTCATTTCCTCTTCAAGTTCTTTATATGAGTTTGATAATAACATATAAAGAACATTATACTATTATTTTTATATTCTATTTTATAATTTATTTGAGACATTTGACCCAGTCAATATCATCAATCGATTTTTCGATTACTTTATTATTATTGAAACACATATGATCTGTTGTTTTTTCTTTATTATAATCAGTTATATAACTCGCATCTTCTCTCACCTTGAACACGTTTTTAATTCGATATGTCGATTTTTCCAAAATAATATCGTCATTTTCAGTGATATAAACGACCTCTATATTATGATCCATTATTTCCATTGTGTAACATACGGTATCTTCATTGACAATAATTCCATGCTGTTTATATAACAAATATAACACTACAAATTTATCAATCACATTGCCAACAACATAATAATTATATTCAGCAGTGGACAGATTAATCATATAATTTATTGTTTCAGACAATATAATTTTAATCATATATAATTTGAAATCGCATACTTCATACTTTTTTACAAAATTATATACATCTTTACAAATCACCTTATTTACTGGATAACTATGAATATCCGAATAAATCATAAAATCCATATATAGCGGATTATACATTACCAAATTACTTGTTTTACATCTCAATAGCACACAACTATCTTTTATTAATTCGACATCATTTATCAACAAATCTTTCAAATAGAAAACACTTGATTCTATATATTTGTTTTGAGATATTTTCTTTATATATTTACGACTTACGATTTGAGCAAGACTATAATATTTTACACCATAATGTGCTATTTCATAAAAGAAAATAGTGTTGATTTTAGGTGGATGCTTAATTACATATATAAAAACAAAACCAATTCCTATACTCATTCCAATTTTGATATAATATAAATTGTATAAATTCATTGATAATGAAATTGTTATATATATTTATATCATATTTTCTAGTTTATATTTATCTTTATCCCAAGTTTTGTACCGGCATTGGAAGAATAATTATGGCATCTGGTCGCGGTTTTACTATATTTGTATTTGCCTCTGGAGTTGACACAGTCAAGTAATGAGGCTGTGTATCATATTTTGTATTTGGTAACATCCATGGTGGAAAAGGAGGAGATGTCATATTTGATTTGATAACAATTGGTTGTGGTTGTGGTTGTGGTTGTGAATTTTCTGTCTCTTTATTATATATTGTCGTAACCCTTTGTCCAGTGGCAACATCCAGACCGAAAATATAGAGCAACAAACTCGTAATCACTGCCATAAATATAAAGGGAATCAATACGATGATCCATGAAATTATCCCTAAACCCATTTTACACAAAACATCCAGCAAAAAAGTAATAATAATGGCAACAAATGTTTTGACTAGCGCTGTATTGTAGAGTCCATTGATGCTATCTAGAATTATTTGAACAATACAGAAGATAAGGTATATGAGAGCGGGGGGGCATATCAACATATATATTATTCGTTTAATAAAACTTTTTTATTTGCTCATAATATCAATGGATTCAAAATTAGAATTAGAATCATCTATTGATGTCATTATGAGACAAACTGATTACTCGAGAGAGGTTGTTGAACAAAAGTTTTTAGAACATGAAGGGGATACTATCAACATAATTAAAGAGTTTATGGGAATACCTATTCATAAGGTAGTAAGTCGAACCAGTCCTTCTTTACAACAGGAAATGTTCAAACAGATTAGAAAACAACTTGATCTTTCAATTAAGGATTTCAATCAAGCACAAAATGTAAAATTGGAACAAGAAATCGCTAACGGCGGCTGCGTTTAGCTCGGCGATGATTGGATTTTCTACATTTGACATTTTTTCTATGCTTTCTTGTTCTTTTGTTTATTTTACGATGTTTAGTTCTTCTTTTGCCGCCTTTTGTTCCTCTTTTGGCAGTTGTTGGTTGACTCCAATAAGAACCCAGCGATGATTCTAATTTGCCTGCTTCTCGTGATTGTCGAGGAATTCCTATATAATAACTAGAAGAAAGAACTTCGCCAAATAAAGAAGAATATGCACTAGTAATATATGAAGATGCATTTCCCACGACACTTGCTGTAACGCCAGCAATTTGTTCAATCGCGTGTAATGGGTCAACTCCCATTATAATAGCAGATGCATTACCAAATGTGCGAATCACACCAATTGCTACTTCGTAATTATTTACTATTGGAGGGCCACTAATATTTTTTCGTGCTTCTGCTTGTAAGGTTGATTGTAATCCTACTACAGATTGTTTACCAATTTCCACTCCATTGTTTGCCGCCAATTCTGCAACATTTTGATCTGTTGCTATATTTTCACTAACACTATTAGCAATAATTGCACCAAATGCCAATGCCGTATTATTTGCAATAATATCATTAGAATATAGATGAATATCTTCAGTAACTGGAACAGCAACTTCTTTAATAGCATAATCAACTGCATGTACTATTAACTCTTTAGTAGCTTTATTACTTGCGAATTCATCACTAATTATTTCTGAATAATTCGCTGGAGTAAATGACCCAACAATAAGATCATCAATTGGACTCCATTTCCAGTTACCAGGATTGCCAGCAGCTTGGTCTATCAAATCTTCCAAAACAAGAGAAATTGCTTCTTCATGAGTGGTTTCTTCAATCGCTTCTTCTATATAAGAAATAATACCAATGCCATTATTTTCATTTTCAAATATAAATCTTTCATTATAAATATCTCCTTGTGGAGGTGCAATTCCATGTTCACGTAATTTTGAATTAAGTATTGTAACAGCAGATGGGTTAGATTGAATTCTTATTGAGGCATCTGTAGAAGCCTGTTGAAGACCACCTAAATTTATAGAATCGATTGCCAAATTTATTACATCAGTTTTACCTTGCTTGATATTTAATTCCAAATATTCAATTAAATTTACTTGAGTAAGAGATGGTTCATTAACTGCTCTAGCAAATAAATCATAAGCGCCAGCAGTGTTTAAAATTTCATATGCAATATTAATAGCTTCAAGATGAATAGCATACTCTTTATTACGTTCATCCTGAATACGTTGAGTTTCCACTTCAGCTATAGCTTCTTTTGCAGAATCCATATAGTCTGATCTCGTTTGAAATAATGCATAAAGATCTTGATTTGTTTTTCCAGCAAGAGAATAACCAGTGCTTCTTTCAAATTTTGTTCGAAGTAATGGATTTATTAGTATTTGATTCACAATAATCATATCTTGATCTAATTTTGTCTGTTGACTTCTAGGAGTCATTACTGAAACAATTCTACCAAGCGATTGTAAATCTTCTGCTGTTGAATGTTGTAATATTTCTCGTGGATATATACTATTATATCTGGAACGGTCAGTAATTGCTGTTTTTATAAACGGAACCCATAATTCTAATGGACCGGATTTTCCTTGAAGCACGCATTGACCACGTATCCCTTCATAAAATTCTTTGTTATTCATTACAAGAGGAAGACTTGTTAATATGTTTGGATCAGTAGATACTCCTGAACCAGTTGTTCCAAAAGTTATTGGTATTCGAACTGCCGGAATAACAACTCCTTTATACATTTGATGTAAATCATCTAATCCAACTAAATCATGACTTTCAATAGTATACATATATACTCTTTTATCTGTTGTTGGTTGAGCACATTGTAATAGAAAACTCGAAAATGCCGAACTAGGTGCGGTTGTTGTTGTTGGTGCAGTACTAGAACTTTTTTTAATATATTTAGTTGAATAACCATCATACATTAATGCGTAATAATTACCTTTATCATATGTAACAGATAATTCAAATGCATGTCCAAACGGATGTCCATGTAATCTTAAAATAAGTGTTACCGTAAACGTTACAAAAGGCCAAAGCTCATCACTGATTTTTTGTTTATTTGCAATAATTAGCCTCTGAATATGCATACTTAAATCATTACAAATTTGATCTGTAGGTGTAATCGTCATCCTGCGACTATTGGGATGAGCGGTAGCCATAGTAAAATTATATACAACATTAATAATATCTGGTTCTGGTTGAGCCAGGTCTAATGGAGCAGGGATACCAGTAGCAGGATCTATATTATTAAACTTAGCTAAAAGACATCCCATCACGACTGCTGTCATAAATTGAAATTCAGCAGAACCAGATTGTTGTAAATAAATTGCGACATTTCCTTGTAAAAAATATGCAATTTCTACATCTGTTAAATATGCTGCTAACGATGAAACAACCAGACACCCTGTATTTAATTCTGTTAATAATCTCCCAATATTCCAAACAAATCTTCCAGTTTTATCTTTAAAAATTATTCCAGCTTTTAAATAAATATCAACAATAATTTGAATTCCTGTTTTATGACGAATTGTGCTATATGGTATATAAGTTGCATCAGCTGTATTAAAAAATAATCTGTTTCTGGTTTCTGTTTGGTAATTTGGGTCAGCTGGATTAATTCCTATATTAACCATTAACGCCATTGCATCAATCATACTTTTATGAATATGATTATTTGGTGCATCTGTTACTCGACGACGAAGTCCCCCAATTAGGGTTCCTTTTGTTCTGTCATTTAACATAATTGTAGGTAAAATATCTTGTAAACTTCTATTCAAAATAAAATCACTCCATGATCCAATCAATCCACCTCCACCACTACTACTACTAAAATTATATTTGTTACCAAGAGTAGACATTGGTGCTGCTGCTCCGCTTGCACTTCCAGAACCATATTTTGTTTGCGTCTGTATCATCAAACGAACACTAATAGATGAAATAATATCATAATATGTATTTAATTCATCTGTTGTAAGGTAATTGGGGGGTGCTCCTTTTCCACCTTGTATGTCTGTAAGTAAAGTTACAATTCCAGCATATGCTTGTGGTATTAGGATATTTAATCGTTTACAAACAGCAGCAATAGCCGGATCTATATCTATATCTATATCTGGCATATTAATATAATATAACAATATATTAATATGGTATTAACACGTAAAATATACAAAAAAAAACATATTCCTAAACATCAAATTGTCAAAAAGAAAAGAAATAAACATCATCATCATATAACGATTCAAGAAGATTTTTATAGTATGGTAAACAAAGATTGGATTGACAGGCATAAAAATCAAGTGTCTAAAAAAACAATAATTAGTGCTTTCTCTCTATTAAATAACAAGGTCGATAAAGATATCAAAAATGTTGTATTGAACAAGTTAATTGGGAATGCGCAAGTTAATGCATTATATCATTCTTATATGGAACAAAATGATCCTCTTGTAGAAAAGCATATTTTTTCTCTCATTATAGAATTAATTCAAATTCAAGATTCAAAAGAAGCAAACGATTTATATAAACTAATGTCTTGGTCTATTCAAAAAGGTCTAAATCAATTAGTAAACATTGTTATTTCCGCCGATCAACGACAACCAACATTAAATCGATTTTATATTGAAGAAGGTGGTCTTAATATTGAAGATCCAGAAAAATATCGCATAAAAGACAAAAAAATCATCAATAAATATCGCAAATTATTGACGGATATGTTTCATTGTATTTTCGGTCCGGATCATTCATACGATATAGAAAAAGTTATAGAAATCGAAAAGTATATGTCACAATTTATTTATTCTTCTAAAGAACCTAGAACTATAGAAAAGATATATAATTTATTTTCTGTAAGTCAATCAAAAAAAATATGTCATCTTGATTGGACTATTCTGTCAAAAGACATTGAATTACAAGAGACGCCGAAAGAAATTGTCATTGAAAATCCCAGATATACGAGAGAAGCAATGTTATTACTCAATAGTAAATGGCGAACAAATGATATGTTGGTTTATTATATTACACAAATACTTTTTATGGCATCGAAGTTTCATAGTAAATTACACCAGATTATTTTGGATTATTGTATTATAGATAAAAAAGTAAAACTTGCAACAAAACAGGATCGAGCAATTAACTTTATTTGCGAGATAATGAACACATTGGTAAATAAGACTTATCTCAAATTCTATGAAAATAAGAGAGAAATAGTATTGACCAAACACATTATTCAATTGATTATTGCTACCTATATTACGCGATTAAAAAGAAACACATGGTTATCTTCTGATACGATTCGCATTGCGATTGATAAATTGGAAAATCTTAAGGTGACTGTCGGCGATAAACCATATTGGATAGAAGATCCATCGTGTGTATTTTTGATGAACGATGTATTTGCCAATTATATGCGTTATTTAGAATGGAAATTACATTATTTTGTGAAAACGTTTTATAAACCAATTCCATCGAAAAATACATGGTTAAAAGGCATCGATATGAATACATACAATGTGAATGCGGAATATAATATGAATAAGAATGAGATAATCATACCAAATGCGATTTTACAAGCACCTTTTCTAGATATAAGCCGTCCCTTATCTTATAATATGGCAACTATGGGAACATTAATAGGGCATGAAATATCCCATGGATTTGACAATATTGGAAGTTTATATGATAAACATGGTTCGTATCATAATTGGTGGAAGAAAGAGGATTTTCAGGCGTATGCTTCAAAGCAAATACTGATTAAGACATTCTTCTATCGTGTTGCCAAGAGGGACAAATTTAACGTGAATCCCGAAATGACTTTAAGTGAAAATATAGCGGATATAACTGGGTTTTTAGTTGCAGAAGAGGCGTATATTAACGTTTTGACGGAAAATTGTGTTTATGGATTAAAACAACGAGAACATTTGAAGCATTTTTATACGAATTATGCGCAATTATGGAGAGTAGTAATGCATCCAAAGTTAATGTCATCACTATATAAAAGAGACAATCATTCTTATGCGAAATATCGCGTCAATTGCGCATTAGTAATGTCGCCACATTTTCAGGCATTATTCGGTGGATTGAAAACAGATAATCCACAAATTGCTGTATGGTAAAATACGTGGATCATATTATGACTATAAAAATAGTCATAATACTACATTAAACTGCTTTATTATCATACATATCATTATACGGTTGTCTTCGTATATTTTTCTTTATCTGCTGTAAATTACTGGATGGAATAACTTTATGGTTAATAATGAAGTCATCATTGTCATCGTAGTATTCGGGTAAAATACGAGTCAACGGTTTATCGATCATGAGATAGAGTCGATGACTTTTTAATAAAGCACGATATTCTTGGATAGTAAGATTGCCATAAAATTTCTCTAAAATATAATGTGGGTTAGGTGCAGGTTTAATATTTTTGCTATATTCATATATTTTCGAATAAATATGATTAAGTAGAGAATATCTCTCGAACCTGACAGAATGATCAATATTTTCATTCATCAAATGCGCAACGGCACATTCTGGGCTACAGAAGCAACCATATACATGATATGTTCCCTTCATTTGAAATTTGGGAATATAGATAGATGGATTATCGAAATCGTATGAGCACCAAAAACATGCGGATTTTTTGTCAGAAATATTATTAATATGTAAGTTATGTTCTAAAGTTTTCAGCTTCTTCCATATTTCTTTTGTATCGATTGAATTGTCAGAACAGTCGAAAGAAAAGGGTTGACTTGTAATTATATTATCAACTGATAATGACAATGTGTTAGATGTTTCCAAACTGATTTGTTCATATTCATTTTTAATACTATCGAAATTATAAGGATCTATGTTCGAATTCGTAAAGTTGGAATTATATTCACCGATATGATTCAAATCTTTGATTGAACATTTGAGATGTAAAATGATATTTGGTTTGATTACATTGACCAATTCCGGTGTGGTTTGTTGACTAATTATTTTTCCACCTTTTGGTTTGCGACCACGTTTCTTACAAACAACTTCTTCAATTGTGGTAGAATTTTCAACAATCGATTTTTTTGTGCGTTTTTTACCTTCTGTAATAATAGGTGGAGTTGTTGTTGTTATTGTGGTTGTGTTCAATACATTTGCGGAAATCGAAGAATCATTATTCAAAATCGAAGAAGATGCTTTATTTAAACTCATTTAATATAAATTATATTATTAAATTACTTTAAATTGTTTATGATAGTTAATTGGCGGTGGTCCTCGGTGTCAATGAAAAATGAAAAATGAAAAATGAAAAATAAAAAATATTATATAATATTATATTATAATATATATTATTCATTTTTCATTTATTTATCATAACAATCACGACAAACTGGTATATAATTGTCGCTGCCAATAAGAAATTGTGTAGTTTCTGTAGTAATTCGGCGCGAGAAGATGGCTAGTGTTCCATTACGACAATTGCCGCAAAGTGACGTCATCTTTGTTACTTTATCACACAAAGGAATAAGATCGAGAATGGTTCCAAACCGTTTTCTCTCAAAATCACCGTCAAGACCACATATATATATTTTCTTTTTCTCCTTTAATAATTTCATAACACAAGGATACAAATCACTGAAGAATTGTCCTTCATTGATTAGAACAACTTTTGCTTGTCTAAAATGAATATGACATCTTGATAATTCATCATCAATTGGAACATCTAAAGCAGTATAATTCCACAGTGTGAGTAGATCAGTTGTTTGAACACATGGAATCATTATTTTGTCATGTGTGCTCAACTCCGTTTCATGATATCGCTTATCGGCAGAATGATTGATAACAATGATTGGAATATTACAGAAGATATTCTGTTTGTATATTTCGAGTAGTTTACTCGTTTTGCCTGAGAACATTGGGCCGATGAATAATTCTAGATAACCTTGCGATTCCATTTGTTTTGTCTTAATTAAAAAAATAGTATTATTGATAAATTATTTTCAATTTTTATATTTTGTTGTCTCTGTCTCTACATACACGTATATCTTCTGGTATGTCTTCTTCTTTCAAGACTCTCCATTTTCGAGGTTCTCTGATTTGATCATTCAGAGAAATACACATATTATCTCGTTTTTTGCGTTCTTCGTCGGGAATCTCTTTTTCTGACAACACTCTAAATTTAGAGTGAGCTTGTTTGACTTGAATACAAACATCCATATCCATTTCATTGAGAGTTTCTCTGATTTGGTCATTCAGAGAAATAAGCATATTATCTCGTTTTTTGCGTTCTTCATCAGGAATTTCTTCTTCTGTCAACGCTTTAAATCTAGAATGAATTTGTTGAGTTGGCATAGAGGACATTTTCCCTGGATTTTCTCTTACATAGTTGCTATGTTCAAGCGCTTTCGTGATTTGGATTTTCATTTTTATCATTGAAATATATATTTTTTGCTGTTCAAACTCAGGGAACTCACGCAAATTAGAAATTGTCGCCACTTTGAATCGTGTCATTGTTATCTGTCTTTTTGATGTCTTTATTGTTTATAAGTATTTCAATTTCAATTTTAATACTATTTGATAAATAAAACACTAATAATATTTACAATAATTAATATTTACACAGTATGAACCATATTAATTATATGAGTATTCCTTGGGTAGAATCCTGGAGACCAACAAAAATATTGAATATTATTCTGGATCCATTGAATAGAGAGATAATGAACAATATAGTAGAAACAGGTTATTTTCCTAATCTTTTAATCTATGGACCTCCGGGAGTAGGTAAAACATCGAGCGTTATCGCATTAGTGAATGAGTTTCAAGAAAAGCATAATTATAAAACAAAAAGTTTGATTATTCAAAATAATGCAAGCGATGATAGAGGGGTCGATATTATTCGCAATCAAATCAGTCAATTTGTAAATTCAAAGTCTCTCTTTAATGATGGAATGAAATTTATTATACTAGATGAGGCAGACTATATGACAAAAAATGCACAACAAGCGCTAAAATATTTATTACAAGAGTATTCTGTTTCTGTGCGGTTTTGTCTGATATGTAATTATATTAGTCGTATCGATGAGGGTCTACAGAATGAGTTTTTGAAAATGCGTTTTAATAAAATACCAGATAACGATATACATAATTTTCTCTCTAGTATCGCAAAGGCAGAAGGATTGAATGTATCAGCGCAGACTATTCACTCTATACAGCAGTTATATAAGTCGGATATTAGAAGTATGATTAATTACATGCAGTCGAATCAAGATGTTCTGGATAATAAGGATTTTAGAATCATTAATAATGAAGTATTGGAGAATATTTATAGAAAAATGGTGAACAAAGAAGAGAATATGAATGAATATATAAGAACAATCAGTGTCGAATATAACATCGATGTAAAAAATATTATCAAGTATTTCGTTAATTACCTCATTCGTAGTAAGCCGTCAATTATTAACAAGGGTATTCTGGAAAGCATAGAAAATATTATGCATTATCAGGATTGTAAAAATGAGTATTATATTGGTTATGCAATGACGCAATTAACTGATCATATTGTGTCAGCTATTGTTGCTGCTGCGCCTTAGCATTTTTAAATATATAAAAATTGATTATATATTTAATTTAAAGGAATGAAAGCAAATAAGGTATAAACAGAAATGTCAGCGTCAGCAACAATCATAGATGATGAATGGGAATTGTTCTTAATGGCTCAAAACTCTACACCAGAATTAGACACAGATTATATTGTGTCAACGCATAAACATTCGAATTGTTTTGGGTATGACGATTCTGTAAAAGAAGATCCAGATGATGATGAAATTGTGATGCCACCACCAATATCTAAAACAATACAAAAATTCGGCTCAGATGTCATTATTGCCGATGAAGATATTCCTATTTCATCTGATATATATATTTCAACGAAATCGAAGATTGCGTATTTGAATCAAATGATAGATCTACATAGTATATTCTGGGGTATAAAAATCATACCTTATTCTCAACCAACAGAAGGTATTATCAAAAAACAGATGAAATTTAATTCAATGAGAGAAGAAGAGCTTGCAATTATAAAAGAAAATTTAAAAAATGAAAATTACTATGATGAACAAATCATTACCAGCATTCATAATCCCACCGGGCGAATCAAATTCAAGGATATACGCAAAGTTAGTGTTGGAATATCAAAGAAGGATATACTGAGTTATCGCATCAAGAAGAAGAGTGCATTTTATAACTGCTTTGTAATGATCATGCGTATTAAGGTCGACGATATGTTCAAGGAGTTTCATATTAAGATCTTCAATACGGGCAAATTGGAGATACCTGGCGTTCAAAATGATAAAATATATGAAATCATATTAGTTCATATATTGGAAACGCTACAACCCTTTATTGTGGAAGAGCTTCCATTGGGTTATAAACAAAAGAGCGACACTGTATTAATTAATTCCAATTTTAATTGTGGATTCTACATCAACAGAGAAGTGTTACATGAGTTGTTCAAATATAAGTATAATATTCAAAGCATATACGATCCATGTTCTTATCCAGGAATTCAGTCAAAATTCTACTTTAATCCTGATGTGGAAATACAGACTGGAAGTAAAATTCCAGAAGACAAAAAACACCTATATCCAAATGTGGTCGAAGTATCATTCATGATATTTAGAACTGGAAGTATACTTATTGTCGGTATGTGTGATGAACATGTGTTATACTGTATTTATGAATATCTAAAGAAAATACTCATCGCAGAATTTCATCAAATTAATCAAATGATCATAACAGATGCAAATCGAGTTGTCAAGGACAAGCGAAAGAAGATTAGAAAGAAAACCATGATAATAGATATTATTCAAACAGTTTAATAAATTGTGTTGGTTTCATTTTGAATATCATTTTCATATATATTTTTTCTCTCATTATTTTTGGAGATATCTCCAAATTTTTAATATTTTTACAGAATTTAGATACACATTCTAAATATTCTTCGCGAGTATAAATATTATTGAAATATTCCTGTAGTAATTCTGTTAAACAGAATAGGTTACAATAATTTATATAAGAAAAATCATATACAACTATATTTTTTAATATACCGAGGATTGAATCAATGATAGTAAATATATTTTCAAATGGACGTGATGATATTTGATTTTCGTTGTCATCATCATCATCATCGTCATTTGATTTATTATAATATATATAAGAAATAACCATCTTGATGATATTTCCATGAATCATCAACGTATCATATACTCTTTTTTCTGTTTCAATTGGATTTTTCTCCAAATTTTTACATAAAGATTTATTAATGTCAAAGATGGTTTTTTTGTAAATAAAAAGAACTGCATCTGAAATATTTAACTTTAAAAATACATTAGAATCATCCATAATTTGGTTAACAAATTCAATGTAAAAATAGATCGCCTTTTGACAATAATCATGTGTAAGATGGATATTTTTGGTATGATATATTAAATTGTTGAATATGTGATAGATTGTTTCTAATCCTTTGATATAAATGTAGAAATGGTTTTGATTATTTGTGTTAATATATAATTCATTCATACATTTTGTATATTCATTTGTCAAATTTAACTGCTGTTTCAATAAGCCACTTAGTTCACAATTTAAAGAAGACAGATAATTATCTGCATTTGTCAATATATATTTGAATTCTTTGGCCGGTGTATCGGTTAACATATTATACATTAATATAATTAATAAGTATTTGTTGTAATAATTAATAAGTATTAATAAGTATTTAAAGACAATAAAAATTAAATGATATAATGTCTACAGAAAATCAAACAATCACAGCTGCAGTTGGAACTTCAAGTTATAGATTACCTAGCGATGCCACACTGAAACACGCCGCAAAACTGGCTGTTGTAGAAGATAAACCTATCATGTTGGATTATTGGGCATCATCACTCGACAAGAAGGCGCTCATTGGAGTTCGTGAAGGCGGTGAAAAACTGTTGGTTAAGAGCGAAGATGAGTATACTTCTCCTGTCGCCAAATTTTACAAGAGTGGAACAGAGTATATTGTTATTACTGAAAACTCTATTTACTTGGTCTCTTCTGATATTCCTACACGTAAGATATCATAAGTTTAACCTCTTTGGAAAAAAATTGACATGTCATAACAATAATAATTTGTTCAATATCAAATTATTATTTATACGCGTTTACAACACTTTATTGCGTTGGAAATATAATAATTATATTCTTTAAGTTTAAAATATGGTAAAAAAATAATTAATTTATAATATAAATGCAAATATTAATTATAATCAATGAATACAAGAAATATCTATCTATATTGGACTGGCAATGAAAATACACTCATCTCTATATTACGCAATTTAATATACTTACATTCAACTAACGGAAAAGGTTATCACGTTCATTTAATTACTGATAAAAATATAAACGACTATATTCAATATATTCCAGCATATTTTCATAATTTGTCTCCTATACATCAATCAGAATTTGTAAGAGTAAATGTTATATGTGATTATGGAGGTATCTGGTTAGACTCTGAAACTTTAGTAATAAATACATTAGATCCTTTATTCGAATTGATTGAAAATAAGGATGGATTTTTTATTAGAGAAAATAATGATCGTATCATTAATGGAATATTCGGCAGTAAAAGGCTAACTCCATTAATGATTGAATGGAAACGACGAATGGTCGAATATTTAGAATTAAAACAAAATTCAATAATAGAATTAAATGAGATAGGCAATTTGATTCTTCAATATTTTTCCGATTCTAATATAGAGTTGTATGATAATTATGAAATATTTAATGGACTAGATAATTTATTTCCTGTTAATTGGGATTGTTGTGTAAGTGAATATATTGATAAACCATTTGATAATTATAAAAATATTATGCGAAATTTTCAACCATTAATATTAGTAAATAATTTATATAAAACTCTTGAATCTAAAACAGAAAAAGAAATATTAGATGGAAATATGCCTTTGAATTTTTTTATCAATAAATCATTCGAAAATATGAAATTAGTCGATTATGACTTTATTGAAATTGGAACGAGTAATTTTGAGACTTTGATAGAATTGGCAGATGACACAACAAAGGGAATTTCTGTAGATGCGGTAAAATATTATATTGACTGCTTACCAGATAAGATGAATTGTAAGAAAATAAATGTTGGCATATCAAATGTTAAATCAGTTTTAGATGTTTATTATATTGACGAAAAAGTGATTGAATCTAATAATTTGCCATATTGGTTCAAAGGATGTAATTGTATAAATACTTATCATCCATTACATTTAAAACATAATGTTTCACATTTATGTAAAATAGAAAAAGTAAATGTAATTACCGCATGTGAGTTGTTTTATACAAATAATGTGAAAAAAGTAAAATATTTAAAGATCGACACAGAAGGTCATGATTGTATTATATTAAAATCGTTATTTTCTTATATAAAAGGTTTACCTGATATGTTCTATCCTTGTAAAATACAGTTTGAAACAAATGAACATCATACTGTTGAAAGTGTTAATGAAATTATCACTCTATTTGGTTCGATTGGATATAGATTGGTTCATAGAGGTTATGATACTATTATAATTTATGATAACTGTAATTAATGCGAAATAATATATTATTATAATAATATATTATATGACATACGGCAATTTCTATTATGGAAAAGATGGGTTTCTTTATAAGAAGAGTCATACAACTGGTGCCAGATGGAATCCTCATATTGGACGCATTTGTAATCAACCACAAAATGTATTTAATAAATATACACCTGGTTCGGGTGTAGGAGGAACTAGCACAGCAATAAGGAGAGCAGCAACTAGTCGTGCTTCTCATTTTTACCCAAAATCCAGTAGTAGTAATGGAGGATGTTTTACACGACTTGGATTGTATTCGAGATATAATACAGGTAATTCTACTTTTTCGTTTAATTGGTATATCCCGACTTAGAAAGAGAGAAAAATAAATTGAATTATATTTTACAATATATACTTCAATTACTTAAACAAAACCAAGAAAAGACAACAGAAATGTCAGAACAATACATCAATCCTTTCGACGAATATTTATCTTCTGTGAAAACAGCAGATATTTCTTTGCCAACAAAGAATGAATATAAAACTCGCGTCGTGATGCCAAGAATTCGGTATATCAACAAAGGCGTTCAACGAAAGTCGTATAATAAACTCAAGAAACAATTGCGTGAAACACAGCAAAAATTGTCTCATTTGGAGCAAATAAGTGGCGATGCTATTTCTCGTTTATATGAGTTGGAAAAACAAATATTACCAACACCAATAGAAGATACAAAATATTTATGTTGCGGATGTAATACAATATCATATAATATAAAATCATCGGCAATCTCTATAGGCGATTTGGGTGGTGAATCAATAACACGCGATGTGGATAATTCTGTCTTATATTATCATAAGTTTAATATAGATGCAATTCCATTTGGCAATGGTGTGGGGGGTAGTTCTTATATATTAAAAGACGAACAATTTACAGATATTATTGGACAATTCGATCGTGTAAAAATAATTCGTATTTATAGTTCTTCAGATTATTCATTTTCACCATTTTCATTAGAGCAACGTGGGTTATGTTCTGAACAATCATCAAAGTTAAGAGTAAGTGGTAAATTTATAAATGCTCTTACATTACTTATACATAATAATAACCAATGCGAACTACATTTTAGAATGGGTATTAATAGTTTTATGTTAGCGCATATATGTTCTAACATAAAACTCAGACATGTATCCAAAATTATTGTATATTTTCAAGATGATATACGATTATATTCTTCATATCAAGGTAGAAATCCGCAGATAAAAATGACACAAACTGAATTTACAACATCGCAAATAAAACTATTCATGGATTCAATCAAAAAGAAATATCATGATAAAATACATATTATTCGTTCAACATTTATCGATTGTTGAATGATCATTTTAAACAGAATACGATTACGACTATTATTGTTCTTTAAAATACGCATTTTTTATTTTCATTGAATTGGTATAAAAGAGAGAAAAATTGAACTATATTTTACAATATATACTTCAATTACTTAAACAAACCCAAGAAAAGACAAAAGAAATGTCAGAACAATACATCAATCCTTTCGATGAATATTTATCTTCTTCAGAAGAAGAAGAAATATCACCATTTGTGAATCCACTTGTTACATATCTTCAAGAGAATACTTCTTTAAAAGAAGAATTGAGAGAAACGAAAAATGAATTGACAGAAACAAAAGCACGGTTAGCAAAATTGGAAGAACAAATGGCGATCGTAATGGACAGAAGTCGTTTGTGTACGATTGTTGATTTTATTGGCAAAAGTTTTGTAGATTTGGATTATCAAGAAATACGTATACATGAATCTTGTGATAATCATGTTGGTGGACATTGTCAAATAGATGTTGCACTTAATGAACATTATAGCCATATTATTACTCCAATTTTACGTGAGAGACATGGCGCATCTGAAATACTTGAACAAAGACAAATTAATAATGTTTATATGTTAATGCGTTCATTACATAATATACGGAAAATTAATTTAAGTTTCTATACAGGTCAACATGAAAGAGAAAAACACGATATATCTCTATATTACACGTGTAATATGATTAAATTATTGGTTGATAGAAATACGAATATTGACATTAATATGGAGATGTATATTACCACGGGTTCAGAATCATTCTTTCGTGACCTTAAAAAAGTATTTAAACAAATTGACCATAATAAAATTAACACAATTACATTTCGTAAAGAGGTATTAGAACCAGAAAAGCAAGAAATATGCGATACTATTACAGAATGTAATCCGGGATTTCTTGAGAAGATTGTGTTTACGCTTCTTTAAGTTCAATCATAATATAATACTTCTTTGTACATTTTTTTATTTTAAACACCCGCTTTATAAATATATTTATAATGAAAAATAAAATACTTTTCGTTCTGTAAATTGTAAAATGTTATTTGTTTATTTTTGTTATAGTCTAAATCATAGTTATCTATAAATGTCGAAACATATAATAAGCCATTATAAACAGCTAAAAACCCATTATCATATAAATTATGACAATATCTACACATAAATTCTACAACATTTTTATCATTTCTCTCATTATTATTTAATATACATCTTGGTTTTAGATGCGCTGTTTCTAATAAACATAATGGTAATTTTTTATCACAAATTATACATATATTTTGTTTATTTGTAATTAAATAATTTCTTAGTTGTTGTTGTTCTTTTCTAATTTCTCTCAATTGATATTTTCTATGTGTTTTATTATATTTTTTAAAAAATCTAATAATTATTTTTGAATAATAATACTTATGGTCATTTAATATTACATGTCCTTCTTCTGTTAATTCATTATTTTTATTATCAACAAAAATAATGTTATTTTTTATTAAAATTATTAATTTGGTTTTTATATCATTTATTTCAACTGATTTATTATATCGAAGTTTTATATAATTATATATGTCAATTAGCGAGTTTTTGTCTTGCAGAATAAAAGAATTAATAATATGATCCTTCATAGTATTAATTCTTTGTAAATTAATTTTAAGTCAAATTATAATGAAACCATAATATTATAACCTCTTTTACCTGGTTGATTATTTAAATCAACTCCTTTGCTTAGTTCTTCTTTATAATTTAGTTTTTCAAACTCCTCTCTGAATTTTTTTTGTATTTTCAAGCATTTTTTACTATTTATTATACACCACATTTCATATATTTTATATATGTCTTTTATACCAAACCTTAAATTGGGTTTATCTGTTTTTTTACAGCAGGAATTTGCAAATAATACTATATCACTATTAATTAATTGTTCAGGCGAATTATTTGTATTTGTTTGTATAATATTTGTAATAGGTAAAGGAGCTACTATATTTAATGAAATAATTTCTGGTTTATCTTTATCAAATAAATATAACCAACCATCTGGAGTTTTCCAGTAATATTTACCTGGCAATCCTCCATCTTCTATAAAATCGTCATTGTCTTCATTTGAATATCCATGAGTATTCAGTCGTTTATACTCTTCTTTGAGAACAGAATATTTTACTTTATCACCATCAATAATATATGGAGTTTTTTTTATACAATTATTTGTTTGTTTAGGTAAACATTTTTTATTTGTTGTAATAGTAATATGTATATTATCATAATTATCGTAAACTAAAATATTATATGTGTCTAGTTTACGTTTTGTAATATAATAATTGTAAGGTAAACGATTTTCAATTGCGGTTTGTATACCATTATATCTATCACTATTAAGAGAACCTTTTTTAATTTGAACTACTCTATCTAATTTATATTTTTCCAAAAATGGAAATTTTTTTAACACTAATTCATTTAAATTATTTCTATCAAAATTAATAATAATATTTTTAGCAATACACAAAGGAACTCCGCTATCATAATCACCATATTTATCAATAAAATCACTAATGTTTATTTCTTTAATTTCATTAATACAAATATAATCAGGTAATATTTTTGTTTCTTTACACCAGTTGCTTATTTCAGTTTCATTCATATCATCAACAAGAATGAATCTATATCCATTAAGTTTGGGGTCAAACTGTTTATTAATTTTTAGATTTCCTGCTCGATTTGATCTTGTATCTAATTTTTTTATATATTTTTTAAATTGAAACTCACCACTATCTATTATACTTTCTAATAAATCTTTAATGTCTTCCCAACTCTCGCAATCCATTATATATTTTTCTATATTTTTTATAAATTTGACATAAAAATTTTGTATAATATCTTGTAATTCAGGAGTAGTCCATAAAGTAAGTTTCATAGAACCATTTTTAAGTTCTAAATCATTATATTTTCCTTGTAATCTTAATCGTTGTGAAATATCAGTACAATTTAATGATGAATGAGACACAAAATACTGGTCGGTTAAATGTAGTGAATAATTATCATAATCATCACTTGTAAAAGAATAACCCCTTTCTCCATATTTACCTGTTATTGTTATAATTGTTTTATACACAATAGGTACCTCGCTTTTTTCAAATAATATTCTTAATAATTTATAAACAAATTTTATATTTAATATTTTGGTGTTTATATTGAAATAACAATAATTGTTTGGTAGTTCTTCAGATTTTTCGGTATCTACAGATGAACCATAAACTCCACCAGTTTGCCATAATCTTTGACTTGTCGATGATTGTTTTGAGTCCCATTTAGACCAAGATTTAATTTCCATTTCATATTTTTTTGATAAATATAATCTTAAACAATTTCCATGATATATTACAATAAACAAATCAGGAAAATCTTTAATAATTTTATCTACTAAACAAAATTGATTAGCTCTTATTTTTTCTTCACTTATTAACAACGAATTATATTTTATCGTTGGTCTTTCAAGTATTTTTTCTATAATTTTTTTAATATTAATATTATAATCTCGAACAATGTCATAACAAGTTTTTTTTTTGTGATATTCTATATCTTGATAATCCCACCATGATTCAACAAGAGTTGTGTTAAAAATTATAGAATTATTAAATAATCCATAATAATCATCTGATCTTTTCATTTTGTGAACTTTTGATATTTTAATTTGTATATCAGTCTGGTCGCTTAATCTTGTTGTTATATTATATAATAAAGAATGTGCTGTGCCTGTAATGTGTAAAGCATATTTTACTTTTTTATATATTTTAGCAAGTAATATTTCACTAGCAGTAGAATCTTTTTTATCATTATCATTGCTTCTGTCATTTGATGAAGTTGGTGACATTAAATCACTTTCATCAACTAAGGTTGTTATATTAACAAGCTCATCATTGTAATAAATATATTCACTAAACTTCATATTTATTTTTGCTAGTTGAACATTATTCATTAAACAGCAGAATATATCGTTTGAGTTCATTGCATCTTTATTGCTTAATTTATTAATAATATCATTACTATTAATGTCTTTCAGTTCCGGAAGTTTATACTCTTCATAAATCGATAAACCCAAATCTTCAAAACATTCTTGAAGTTCTACATTAAATGTATCAAAAAAACTTTTAATAAATTGAACATTAAAATTATATTTTTCAGTGCCAGTTATGTCATCTTGTAATTGTTTTTGGTCTATTGATAAATTTCTAAAAATATATAAAACAGGTCTTTTTAAAATGTAAACTGAAATCCACATTATTATACAAGCATGAACTCTTTTTCCAAGTTGAATATCTCCCCATAATAATTCTACTATTGATTTTTCATTTTCATCTGAACCAAGTGCATTTAATAAATCTTCTTCGAATGAAGCTGAATTAATATCTTTTGGAATATTTGTTAATTTTATTGGTCTATTTCCAAAATTATGTCTTTCTAAACTTTCACCATTAATATATTTACACTTATTTATCATATTATTGATAATTTTTTTAAGAGGAACTTTTAATACATCATTTCTCATTTTGAGAAATATTGCTATTTTTTCTTGCAAATTTAATTGATGAGACATATTATGACATATAGGCATATATTTAAATCAAAAAATATATATAATGAAAAATAAATGCCTTGAAAATAAATGCCTTGTTGGTTTCAACCTAATATCATTTTTTATTTTCAGTATAATCCCAACTTAAAAAGAAAGAGAGAAAATAGTATATTATAATATATATTCATGAATTGTCAATTTTGTAACAGTGAAAATTACGATGACAAATGTTGTATAAAAATGTGTTGGTGTGGTAATTGTAATCATTGCCATTTCGGTGGTATTTGTCCTGATGGAGAACATTGGTTTTCAGAGAAAAATGAAACATTATCTACAGTCGATGATCGCGCAAAAAGGCATATGAATCAATCACATGGAGGTCATGGTTGGGTTCCAGGATGTCATAATTGGGTTCCAGAGTGTCATTGTGGAACAAGAAGGAAATGAATATTAATATAAAAATATAATATTCAAGCATAATAATGAATAATTTCCATCTTTTCAGTGTAAGACAATTAGAAAAATATCTTGTTCTGCGACTGATACAGAAGGCAAATGAAATGAAATATAACCGTCTTATTTACAATTTACAAGGCAAAATACTTATTAATTACTTCTGTGAACCTTCCACTCGCACTTCGTGCTCTTTTCAGGCAGCAATGTATAAATTAGGTGGACAAGTAATAACAGTCAATGATCAAACTTCTAGTACGCAGAAGGGCGAGAGTCTAGAAGATACGATTAAGACATTGGGATACTATGGAGACATTATTGTAATGCGACATTCAGAGAAAGGATCCGTCGAAAGAGCAACACTTGTATCTTCTGTATCCATTATTAATGCAGGAGATGGTTCAGGAGAACACCCAACACAGGCATTGCTCGATATATATACGATATATTCTGAACTGACAAAAAGAGGTATCCATATTAACAGCAATCGAAGATTTCCATCATTGATTATTACTTTTGTCGGCGACTTAAAGAACAGTCGCGCAGTTCATTCTCTCGTTTATCTATTATGTTATTTTCCGTGTATTCGATTCAATTATGTTTGTCCTGAAGGATTAGAAATGCCAGAAGATATATATTCTGTTGTAGAAGGAAAAGGTATACAACAAGAATACAAGTCTACATTAGAAGAAACATTGTCAACTACAGATATCTTCTATGTTACGAGGATACAAAAAAAGAGATTCGAGACAGAAGCAGAATATTCGCTTGTTAAACAATACAATATTACTATTACTATGAAAGAAGTATCTGTGATGAAAGATACTGCTATCATTATGCATCCATTGCCTCGATTAATAGAAATATCAACAGATATCGATAAGGATCCGAGAGCTGTCTATTTCAATCAAGTAGAAAATGGGGTTTATATGAGGATGGCTATTCTTCATGAAATATTGAATAGTTCTGTGCTGTAATTTTACTTTTGAAAATCAACTTTTCAAAAGTACATCAAAAAGGGGTCTGTGGGGAAGCCCGCATTTAAAGAATAGTTTTAATTTGTTCAAGTTGTTCAAGAGTGAGAGTAGTTGGAAAATCGATCTTGAAATGAATAATTAAATTGCCTCGCGCATTTTCTCTCATTAATCCCATATTTGCAATTACCTTTTGATATTCTGGTTGAATGATATTGCCAGAATAATTATTAATAGTATATATTTTGTCATTGATATATTTCAATTCAAAAGAGAATCCACATAATGCATCTTTCAGAGAAATATGCCTTTCGATATATAAATCTAGTCCTCTTCTCTCAAAAGATGATGTGTTCACGACTTTAATGAAAATTTTAATATCTCCTTTACAATCATCATCAATCGTATTTCCTTGATCTTTTAACAATATGAGTTCTCCATCATCAATACCTTTGGGAATATCAACATAAATTGTCTGCTTTTCATGTACTTTCATATCATTTTCAATGAGCCAACGTTCGACTTCGACTGGCAATTGAGCGCCATTGAGAACCTGTTCAATACTGATTTGAAGGTGTTGAATGATAGGAGCTGGTTTTTGTTGTCGTTGTTGTTGCTGAATATGAACTGGCATTCCGTTTTTAAAAACACGAATATGAGATCCTTGAAAAGGTGGGTTAAATCCATTTCCGTTATGACCAGGCATCTGCTGCATATGTGCCATTCTAATTCCTCCGCCCATATTCCCTAAACCTCCAGGCATTCCATGCATTCCGGGCATTCCGGGCATTCCGGGCATTCCACCGAAGAATAAACTCGATAATAAATCATTGATATCACCCATATCTTCCATTCCTCCTCCACTAAATCCACCACCACCAAACATATTTTTATTATTGCGCATAAAATCATATTCTCTCCTTTTCTCTGAATCTCCTAATACTTCAAAAGCAGAACTAATTCCTTGAAACATAGTTACTGCTGTTGGATCATTTTGATTCTTATCGGGATGATATTTCAAAGATAATGAACGATATGCCTTTTTAATTTCTTCGGGAGTTGCGTTCTCTGATATACCTAATGTTGTATAATGAGTTTGTTCTTTTGTTTCAGTAGAAGAAGAATACATAATTAATATTAATTATATAATTAAAATAAATTATAAACCTAATTAATCCAATATAAATATTAATGTCAAAGAGAGATATTTTAGAAAAATTGTTCATTGATAAATACAAACCGATTTATTTAGACGACTATATACTGGAAAAAGACTTTGTAGAAACATTAAAAATATTAATACAAATCAACAAGTTAAATATATTATTTGTTGGAAATATTGGTAGTGGTAAAACATCTATTTTACATACAATTGTCAAAGAATATTATAAAGATTATACCTTCAATGAATACACACATAATGTTCTCCATATTAATAATTTGAAAGAACAAGGCATAAGTTATTATCGAAATGATGTGAAGATCTTTTGTCAAACGAGATCTTCTATACCAAAGAAAAAGAAGATAGTATTATTAGATGATATCGATATTATAAATGAACAGAGTCAACAGATATTTAGAAACTTTATAGATAAATATAGCGATAATGTTCATTTTATTTCATCATGTAGCAGTATACAGAAAGTGATAGAAAGTATACAGTCTAGATTTTCAATCATCCGTATTCAATCAATACAAAAAGTTGAACTACGAAAAATTATGACTGATATTGCGACGAAAGAAAATATTGTCATTGACGCGGATGCAAGCGAGTTTATATTAGATGTATGTAATAATACATCAAAGGTGCTAATCAACTATATGGAAAATTTCAAATTATTAAATAGACCAATTACATTGGGTGTAGCGAATCAAGTATGTACAAATATAAGTTTTATCATATTTAATAAATATACGGATTGCGTTAAAAATAATAATTTGGTCGATGCAATCAATATACTATTATCTATATATGACAATGGATATTCTGTAATGGATATTCTTGACAACTATTTTTTATTTGTTAAATCGTCTACAATGCTCACAGAAGATCAAAAATATAAAATAATTTCGATTATTTGTAAGTATATCAATATTTTCTATAATATTCATGAAGATGAAGTAGAATTGTCATTATTTACAAATAACATATTAGATATAATGTAGGTAGTATTTCCACTTTTTTTAAGTGAAAAATTAAATAATATTATTATATATGTCAGTTCAAATATTTAAAAATAAAATTCCTAATAATCTTTTGTTTGATTTATTGGATAAAATTTGCGTTAAAATAAAAAATTATTATATAATAAATACTATATCTTTTAAAAAAGGCACATATAATACGAGTATTGTCGATTTTTTGGAAAGTTGTAGAAAATATTACCACATATCCAAACGCAAATATTTGGATAAACAATTAACTTATAATTCGTTCATCACAATTATTCGACAAATATGTAAACATAATAATATTCAATATAAAAATGAAAACAAATATGATAAATCAAACTATGTTATATATTATTATATATATATACCAACTGAAATTACACAACCGAATCGTGATGAAAATATTATAGAAAATGAAGAATCAATTCCACCTATATAATTAATTATTACTATTGTTGAAATTGTAAAAAGCGTAAATTAATAGAATAAATATAATTATTCCCATTAATAAATGAAGTATTCAGAGAAATATTTCAACCAGAATTATTCGATTAAACATAAAAAATTATTAATTAATATCAAATATTATAATCATTTGATATTAATATTATATAATGTATTCATTTACCAAAAATCAAATATTATACGATGAAGCTATTATATTTAATGTGTTTGAATTATTATATAATTTAGTTACATTTCAAACAATAAAAGAAAATATTCGAAATAAACATATTCGCATTTCTACAAGAGTAAGTGTTGTGCTTATTCCAACAAGAACAGAGTTGGAATCGTGTGATTTATGGTGGTCGAGTAATATATATTACAATAATCAATCCTATATTAATATGTTACAAAGAAAAATGATCAATGACTTCCCATCTATAACGAAGAAAGACTTGAAAGCAAAAATAATGATTGAGCTCAGTAAAGAATAATGAATTTATACCAATGAAAAATTATATATCCATATCTAGCAAATTAATATTACTGTTAGATGAATATAATCTTTTTTCATTGTCATGATTTTCTTTTAACAGAAGATTGTGGTGAGTTAATTGTTCAATTGTATGATTTCGACCGATAATATCTCTCTCTAATCGAGCAATAATGATTTTTTGATTTGTTATATTCATTTTCATTTCTTCGCATTCTTTATAATAGTTTTGTTTGTTGGTATTCAGAGAAGTTAACCAATTACGATGACATAGTGTTTTTATATGTGCGGAAAAAGAATTATAATTATTGAATATCTTATCTTTTCTGGATCCACATGAACAGCGTATACCGTGTTGTATTTTACTGAAAGAAGGGATTGAATCGATATAATTGCCGTCATCATCAACACTTGCGATATAATATTCGGGTTCAATTGTTAAATCCATACTATGGTGTTTGATTCGGTTGATTTCTTTATATTACTTATATATTGCTTTATTTGGGTGGGTTAAAAGAAGCCATTTATGGGCTTTCTACTGAGTTAGTTTGGTCCAGGAACTGCGGCTGGGTATGACATTTTTGGAACATAATTTCCTATATCAACTGGTTTCAATCCCCACACTGGGGCACCTGACGGAACCTTCCAGAAGCTGACAAATTCTCCGGTTCTTTGTTTCATCGGTTCTATTACACCAACTGGTGCATTAGGCGTATTTGCCAGCAGTATATATTTTGAAATAATCATATTTCCTTCTAGAACCTGCTTTGTTGACATGCGCACAAACCAATTATAATGATTTCTGCTTTTCAATTCTTTTTCTGGTATATAAATGCCATACATTTTCGTATTAAAATTAATATAGTCATCTGTCAGCAAATTATCGACTAATACTTGCTGATTTTCTATGGTTTTTGTTCCTATCAATTCGCCATCTATTAATTCCATTTCATGTCTTTCTATGCGAGAATTACACCATCTATTAAAAGAACCCAATAATTTCGTTTCATCAGTGTAATCTCTCGATATCTCTCTTTGCATAAACTCAATCAACTCACCTATTACTTGTGTTTCTTTGTGAGATCCCATAATTTCTATACTTGGATAAAAATCGAAATGAGATGAAGTTATATTACGATTGACAAATTCACCTATAAATGGCACACTTGTCCCTTGATACAAAGTTATTAAATTTCGCATACAAATAAATGATGGCGGAACACGAATGCCACCATACTTGTATAAAAGCTTCATCATTCCCAAATCTATCATATACTGTTTGATAGGAGATGAAATGCGTGACATATCTACGTACCAATGAGGCAATAATTTTGCAAATGATTTGTCATCTATTAAGCAAATGTGAAAAGAATCATCACATCTTTCAATAATCGTCTTTACAGTCAAATATAAATAAGGTTGATTCAATTGATAGGACGACCTCGATCCAAATGAATCCCACTTTCTTGAGTTATATTCATAATCAATAAAAATCCATAATATAGGTTTCTCCATTTTTTCTAATCGCGTATCATCTGGTTCTGACAATAAATACTTCTGTATAACATTATAATTATATGAAATGTTCTCTCTATCTATCTTGTGTTGATACCTTTGATACAAATATAAAATAACTAGAACAATAAATACCAATAAGAAATATGTAATCATGTTCATTTTGCCATTTAAATTCATATATATATCTGCGATTATAATGTTTATTAAGTTCGTTAATAAACATTCGGTTCGATGGTTAGTGTAATAATTGTACATTTTTCCAAAACTCGGAACTCTTTTGTTTGACCTGTTCATTTTGTTTTGCTAAATTATACGCCACTTTTATAGATACATCATCTTCTTTTTTATGTTTTTCACTCAAGTATAACTGCGCCTGCTGCTCATTTAATGGTTGCATATCTTGTGTATTTCTAAAATGAATAATTTCATTTACGGTATTAAATTTATGTACATTATCATAATCCTCCATCGTAATTGGAATAATTGTTTCTGTGTGTGCCTTGTGTAAATCCTGATATGCCAGTCCAGAAAAGAGTCCCGAATCATAATCTGTTGGAGCATTCGGTGATAAATCTGATGCAGACATATTCGAACCAATACTCCATATATCTTGGACTTCTCTCTTTGTTACTAATGACTGTTCTCTTAGAATTTTTTTCCTTTCATCGATATACTGATTCATCTTATTCAAATCCGTAATCGTCTCTGGGGCTGCCATATTATCGTCATTTCTTAACCAATCATCATATCCTTTTGTATCTTTTTCATTATATATATGCGTATTATCAAACTGCTTATTAAACCATGTATTAAATGAACCTTTGTTCTGATGAAGAGACTTGTTTTCATTGAACCAATTATCGAGAATTCCGTTTTTTTCTTCGTCATAATTAGATGATGTATATTCTGTGTTCTTAGTATTTCCTTTTTGTTTGAACTCCCATATCATATACACCATATTATACGCTTCTCCATAAAAACGAAAAAATCTCGGGTCCAGTCCAGACTTATCTGGATGAGTTTTCAACATCTTGTTCTTTGCCTTCTTTAAATCGGTTTCAGTAAAATTATTTGGAATATCGAATAGTCGGAGTATATCATTCAAATCATAATTGTTTATATCTAAATCTATCGTTGTATCCATTCTATTATACTATTTATCTGTATTTAATTTATGGCGTATAACGATTCATATTTAACCAATTTGTGTTGCACCAGAATGATCCAAATGACAATGACCGTCATCGATATATAACCAATATATGACACGACATGGCATTTGATAAACTGCTTTAAAATGAGTCGGATGGGCCAAAATCATATCTCGAATTAATATGGTATTATTTCTCTCTAATTCTATTTTTTCACCAGAAGGTCCTAATAGAAATAAACGTATAGGTGGATGCTTATCAGGAATTGCTTTAAATTGTCTATATATATTCACATATAAATCTTCTGTCGTCATTGTTTTATATACGGATACCCATTCTTTATATCCACAGCATTTTCTCAGTTCAAAAATATATTGGTGTTCATAAATAAGATTTAAAAAAGTGTGTTCATTATTTTCAAAATCTTCGAATGACATAACAAAGATGGCTTAAATCTATTTAAGTATTTATTTATATTTATTTTAACAAATATTACTGCTGTCTAGCTACACGCATAAGTTGATTCAAATGACTACCACATCTTTTAAAAAAACTATGAAGTGCTTCTGGATCAGCACCAGTAACCATATCATTTGGAACATATCCTACATTTCCTTTATGATAACAGAGGATTGCTGGAATTCCATTGACCATACGTTTACTTTTTAAAAAAGAATACAAATCAAAGCTCTCGTCTACATTAATGTCGGCACACAGAACATTTGCAGGCGATGATGCGAAAAAAGCATCTATAATAGGTGCAATCAATTTACATGGTCCACACCATGGTGCGCCTAATTTCATGATAAATAGTCCTGGATTTATCTTCAATATACCTAAAAATTTATCTCTCGTATCTATTCGACTGATTACATTTTTGGTGATGTATTGATTTTCGCTTTGTTGTTGTTGTTGTGGTTCCATTAATAGTAATTAATATATTATTAAAATAATATATTAACTAATTTTATTCATTTATTCGTTCATTTTGAACATTTGAAAATAGCATCTTCAATGAAAGAAATAGAAAGATCAGGCAATTCGGCGTGAGCCTCCCAAAAATATCGACAAAATGCCCAAATAAATTCGCAATTTTCAGGATACAACTCGTAATGTTGTCCTAAATAATTTTTCAATTTGATAGGCAAAAAATCTAATCCTGAACGGGGTACAACATAACATAATTGAACCAATTCTGCAACAGCAGTAGTATTTTCTTTAAAACATATTTTGGGAATACTCTTTCCACCATACTTGAATAAATCACTCAATAATGGTGGATAACTATATTTATACTTCCATGTCCAATCGACGCAATCTTCTGTATAATATCGCATAGTCCATTCTAATCCTTCTAAATAATTTAAAACAACAATAGGAATTTCCTCTTCCATATTTTTCGATTTCATTTGAAAGAGAGAACGATAATAACGTCGTTTCCATCCATCAATATTTGGTTGAATATACTTCTCCAACTCTCTTTCATAAGTGGGTATATTATCGATTTTTCGCCATTTATTCTCAGGAGTATCTTCTGGAATATTTCGTCCATTTCTCTCTTTTCTATCTCTTAATTTTACCTCATCGATGAAAAATTTTTCTTCATTATGAGATAACCATTCTAACAACAGTAATACGTTCTCCCAATAAATAATATGACCATCCGTTAATATCTTATTTTTTTGACCGATTGTTGATCGATATGCGTTTAATAACTTGTCTATACCGCCGGTTCTAATATTGAGAGAAGGAAAATGTGGCATAAAATCATTTCCTAAGAAAAAACACAGAAATATATAATCATATATTCGATTTACATTAACATGAATTGGAACACCCTCACTCATATTTAGAGTAATTATATTTGCCAATTCATGTATGTCCATTAAATATGTTTCACCCGGTTCAAGATCTTGTTGAATGGATTTGATAAATTCTGGAGTTTCTCTGAATAAATATATTTTAGGAGAAATTGGTAAGTGGTTAATAGATAACATAATTAAATCGGCATCTAATCCGTAAACAATATGTGTATCTTCTTTGTTGATATCAGTTGATAATTGTCGTATATAATGAAATATTTTGTGTTCTCCTTCTCCCTTTTCTTGACTTGTAGAAACAATAATATTTTCGACTTGAAAGAGAGAAATTATAGCCGGATCTTCAAAGTGGCATTTGATTCGATTATTTAATTCATCCATAAATGGAGTTCCTGGTGTGATTTGACATGTATTCCATTCGGCGATTTCTGGAATAGATGATATAGCAGTAGTTGTTGTACCATTCTTAATATTACGCATCATTTTACACTGATACCACGATTTGTATCGCCGTTGACGTTGCTGTTCCAGTTTTGCAATAGGTGCAACCCCATCAAAAGCAATATATACCAATTTTTTCGGCGAAATGACTTTGATATACTCGCCAATTTTGACAATAACATCTGTAATGATACTATTGACTGTAGGTTGTGTTGTATGATTTTTAATAACATCATAAATGATGGAGTTACTGTCCAAATAAAATCGATCTACATGTAAATTATAGGTATTTAGCTTTCGAATAATATGTGTATAATTTCGCACAATATAAGAAAAATAACTTGGGATGCCCATCTACTATTACTTGTAGGGATGATTTTTAAGTTGTAATTTATAATATAAAAATCGTGCTTAGGGTCTTTAAATTAAATTAAATAAAATAATATATAAAATTTCGGGAATAATAATCTTATTTATAATTATATATGAATGAATTAAAATTAGTCGAAAATAAAATTGAATTTTTCAACAACATTGTTCAAAGCACTATTTTACATATTCAAACAAATAAGAGTCTACAGATTTTATTGGAAAATGAATATAATACATGTATTCAGTTGTTGTCTAATTTAAATGATAAAATTGTACAACTAAATCTATATATTTCTACCAATTATGATAAAGAAGTAATCATTGGTAAACTTCAAGTCATTAATAATGAATTATCCAGTATATTAAAATCATATGGAACCGAATCTTTTGAAAAACTATTGACTGTTTGTTTTGGTAATAATAAATATATTCAAACAAATGATAGTATACTTTTATTGAAAAATGAATTATTGAAAAATTACTTTCATCCTACTGGATATAAAGTTGTTCATCACAAACCACCTGATGATAACACTGAGGATACAGAACATTTTCACTGTAGTGATATTATGTTAACTAGTAGTAACTTCCATAATAAAGTATATGGTATGAAAGTATATATTAAAAATGTAAGCGTCAACAAAAGTCTTATCGTATTTGGTGTCGTTGATGATGTCGTCGTCGAATTTTTAAATAATCCATTTATTTCTAATAAATTAGACATCATCAAGAAAAATATACCCTCCTCTGAAAAAATGTTTCATACTGAAATGTTCAATAAATATCTCTCTTCGTTGAGTCTGAAAGAACTATTAGTATCTTCTCATACCGAAATATACAACAAATTTATAGGATATTCTTACTTGTATAAAATTATGAAAAATAAACCATTGAATAGTATTATTAAAGATTTTCTACTTTCTGATTTATACTCTAAACGAAACATGCTGCTGTTATTATTTTTCAATATGGATGAATATGAAAACACATTTATTGCTTATATATTATACGATCTTCTGTCAAACGATAATAACATTCAGGATGAACAAAATGTTCTTTTCAATAGTATGCCTTTAATCGTTCGTCAGTTTTTTTATTCTTCTATGAAAAAAATTATACATAACACGAATGATTACTCGAATAAAGATGTCCAATCTGTATCGTTAGAACAACGAATTCATTTATTGAAAACTCCTAGTAGTGTCAAAGACAAGGCATTTATTAAACTAAAAGAAATCAAATCCAAAACAGAAGATAATAACTCTAAAGCAAGACACTACTTAGACGGGCTTTTAAATATTCCTTTTGGGATATTTAAAAGTGAACCTATTTTAAATGTAATGGCTAATAATCGCGCTCATTTTAATCATCTTACTGAACGGTTAATACAACAAAATAAATTAAATTATTCCATTCCAAAGAAGGATAAATATACTAATATGGAAATAATAATTCACGTCAAAAATATCAAAGATGCTATTTATAACTGCGATGCGAACATTAACAGTGTTTCGAAAACAGATGTAAATCAAATGAAAAATCGCATGATACAAGGAGATAAACAACAACTTATTGAAAATATAACTACTATTCAATCTATTTTAGATAATGACGATGATTCTATTGATAAAATCAATAAAAAGCACACGAAAACTGATTTGAAACAGCATATAACTAAACTTATTCAAAAGTATTCTACGAATGAATCGGTTTTAAATAAATTATGTAATATATCTACCCCTAGTATAACACAACAAGAAATTGACGTAATAAATACTCATATAGATCATATTCAAACCAATAATACTTCTATAAATAAATATTTATGTGGCGTTGGAGCAATATTAGATAAATCTGTATATGGAAATCGACCCGCAAAATTACAGATTGAAAAAATCATTGGTCAATGGATAAATGGAGAACAAAAAGGATACTGTTTTGGATTTGAAGGTCCACCTGGCGTAGGTAAAACGACTTTGGCAAAGAAGGGTATTGCCGATTGTTTAAAAGATGAAAATGAAATTAGTCGTCCATTTTCATTTATCCAAATGGGAGGAGATACAAATGGCAGTACTATACATGGACATAATTATACATATGTCGGTTCTAATTGGGGATCTATTGTTCAAATACTTATGGATACGCAAATAATGAATCCTATTATTTATATCGATGAAGTAGATAAAATCAGTAAAACTGAACACGGAAGAGAAATTATTGGAATTTTGACACATTTATTGGATTTCTCTCAAAATGACAAATTCCAAGACAAATTCTTTCATGGAATTGAAGTCGATATGTCTAAAGCACTTTTTATTCTCTCTTATAATGATCCTTCTATGATTGATCCTATATTACTAGATAGAATACATCGTATCCAATTTCAATACCTTTCTACAGAAGATAAAATTGTTATCACTAAACTTTATTTATTACCTGAAATATTATCTAATATGGGGTTAGATGAAATGATCGTCATTGATGATATAGCAATACAATACTTGGTCGAAAAATATACTCTAGAGTCGGGCGTTCGTAAACTGAAGGAATTATTATTCGAAATTATTGGAGAGATCAATATCAACATTTTCAAAAATATGATCCAATTAGAATCATACCCAATCCATATTACCATTCCTGATATTCAAACTTATTTAAAAGATCGTAATGAAGTTATTCCTCCTGAAATATATGATCATAGCCATGTTGGCATTATTAACGGTATGTGGGCAAACTCTTTAGGACAAGGTGGTATCCTAAAAATATTTGCACAATTTTTTCCCAGTGCGCATTTTATGGATTTAAAACTAACAGGATTATTAGAAAAGGTAATGCAGGAAAGTATGCATGTTGCTGAAACTCTCTCTTGGAGTTTGACTTCTAAAGAACGAAAAGAAGTAATCGTTAGCGATAAACATAAATATGGAATACATATTCATGCTGGAGAAGGATCTGTTAGTAAAGATGGTCCAAGTGGAGGTGTCGCAATAACTACTCTCATTTATAGTTTATTAAATGACTTGAAAATACGGAATAATTTTGCAATTACTGGTGAAATTGACTTGAATGGAAATGTATGTGAAATAGGTGGTCTAGATTTGAAAATTATAGGTTCGATCAAGTCTGGTGTGACATCCTTCATTTTTCCTCATAAAAATATTAAAGATTATCATAAATTATTGAAAAAATATGATAATAACGACATATTTACAAATATCTCTTTTTACCCAGTTAATACGATTCATGAAGTATTTGAAATTATTTTTGACAATTAATATTATTTCGTTATAATATGAGTTCTATCAATACTACCAATAATGTATCGTTTCAGCAATTGTTTATAGATGTTGTAAAATCGAGCATTTACTATTCTCCTATCATATTAAGTATATGTGTTATCGTTCTTTCTTTTTTATTTCAAACACTGACAGGGTTTTTCTTCTTTATTTTTATATTGTTCTTTACTGCAATCAGATTTGGTTTTGTTCAATTTGTCCCAAAAATTCCCTTTATGGAGGAGGGAAAAGTGAATAAATGGTGTTCCATTAATGATCCATATAATACTGGTAATGGTTTTGTTGTTTTTTATACTGTATTTATCGTTTTTTATATTTTAGCACCAATGATGATTTACGGAGTATACAATTTCTATCTTTTTTCATTTTTACTCATATATTTAATAGCTATTATGGTTTTTAATGTATATGTTGACAAATGTATGAATATGACTGGTTTATTGTTAAATTTTGGTGGTGGCTTCGTTTCTGCATTGATTTCAATCATGTTGTTAGTCCAATCAGGTAATGTCAAATTATTATTTATGAATGCATTGGATACCGATTCTAATTTTTGTTCAATGCCTACATCTCAAACATTTAAGTGTAATGTCTATAAAAATGGTGAAGTCATTGCATCCAGTTTATCGTGAAGTTAATCCAACTTTAAAAAAAGTTGGTCAAATGGGTTAAGCCAAAAGGGGGACACGAGAGTTCACAGTAGAAGGATTATATATAACAAAAAGTTTTCTATGTTTTAAAAGAAATTGTTTCACTTGACGGACTGTTACTTCTCTCGCAAAAGTATCTGCCAACATTTTCATATCACCTGTTGTCTTATATGCATCTACAAATTGATTAAAGCACTGGTGAATATTACACTTTTTATATTCTGCAAGATGATTCTCATGAAATATACTTTGATTTTTTCTTTTTCTAACACTATTATGAAATATAAACATCAAGAATACAAAATCATTCTTGTTCTTAATATGTTGAAATCGAACAGAAGAGAGAAAATTTGTTGCGTGCATAGAACAATCTGGACACGGTAAATTTTTACATATTTGTTTTATTATGCCAAAAACTGGCAACCCTATCACATGAAATTGATCTTCTTTAATATTCTCAACCAAACAGTGAATAAAACGCCAAATAGGTGGACCCCATTTACTAGAAGGTGACATATACTAATGAATAATAATATAAATATATTAATTTAATGTTAATATATGTATGTTATCGAAGATAATATCGACTTTTACAATGAACTTATTAAAGATGAACCAGACACAGACACCGATGATTCTTCTTATTGTCTCATTAGTCAAACACCTCTATTATCCAACTCGATTTCATTATTATGTGGACATAAGTTCAATTATGAACCTTTGCTGAATGATATCAAAAATCACAAAACCAAATTCAATACCCTAGAGAGAAATTCTTTAAGCACAATCGAAATTAGATGCCCATATTGTAGATCTATACAGAAACAACTATTGCCATACGATATATTATATCCTAAAATACATGGAGTTAACTTTTTCGATGAAAATATATACTTCTCACAATTGAGTAAAAAACAAGAAAAATGGTGTAAAGGAAAGTGTACATTTTCTAAACAAAATTTTCATACCAGTGATGAAATTATACCACAATGTCATGAAAAATATGTCACGTATATTGATATATTTAAATCATTCTTATGTTATACTCATAAAACGGTTTGTATTCATGACTACTTAAAAGCAAAGAAAGAAAAAGACATCGCCGCTAAGAAAAAACTGAAAGAAGATATAGCACTTCAAAAATTTGAAGCTAAGAAAAAACTGAAAGAAGATGCCAACGTATTGAAATTAGAGACAAAGAAAAATATCCCAAATTGCTCTTTTATTCTCCAAAAAGGTAAGAATAAAGGTAATCAATGCTCATTTAAATGTATAAAAAATACATCATTCTGTTCACGACATACACAAACTGGAGACGATACTGTTATACCTCAAATCGAAAAAAAATCTGTTGTTGACACAACTCAAGTGTCTTAACAAACAGACTATGTATAAATTATATATTTCCATTTTCTTTCATTTTCTTCACTTTTCTCGATTTATGATAAATACATACTTCGAACATTATCGTATGTTAATACACCACCTGCAAGTTTGGTTATTATGCGATTATCGCTTAGCCTGGTTCCAGTGCTGATTCTGCGAATATTGTATTGATTTATATCAATCCCACGTTTTGCATACCATGAGATACTTGCAATTTTACATCCATTTCCATTTCTCGAAATAACGATGTTGTCAATGATAAAGACCATGTTGAATTGCGTTTGAACGATGTTGTTGTTTTTAAAGTAATACAATTCTACTGAGAAATATGTATTTCAATTTTTTTATTTTACTTTTTTCCACACCATAAAGTAAATTTTCAAAATTGGAATTAAATTATTTACTACTTAAATAAAAATCATTGATAGAAAACAAATGAATGCTGGAGGAGGAGGCAGTATAAATGAACCAAAAGTCGAGACAAAAGAAGAATTAATCCATAGTATTAAAGAATGGATTAGATTAGATAATGAAATCACTAAAATGAATAAAGAAGTAAAAGATCTAAAATCAAAACAGAAAACAATGACTCAAACATTGGTTTCTGTCATGAAAATGAATTCGTTAGATTGCTTTGATATCAATGGAGGACGTATTTTATATAAAAAAAGTAAAATCAAAAAACCAATTAATACCAAAATGTTACTTGCCACACTACAAAATTATTATGTCGATAACCCTTTAATTGCTGAAGATGTAACAAAGTTCGTTCTTAATAATAGGGAAGATGTTGTCAAAGAAACTATACGCAGAAAATTAGACAAATAAGAAATTTTAGTATTTAAATAAAATACAATTTATTTAAATATGTATCACAACCGAAATGACTCTGACTCTGACGATGTAGACGATGAACATTATATGCTCTTAAATAATGAAGTAGAACATCTTTACAAGTCGTTAAATATATGTAATACTGCTACATATGAAGGTTTAACCTATTTAGAAATAGAAATGGCTCCACTCTTTTTGAAACTGAATCAAACGCCTGAAATAAAGAGAGAAGTACATATTTGTGCATATAATATCAATATCTCTCTTCAACAACCATTTATACAATATTTCTTACATAAACCGTATAATTTACAAGAAGATTCCAAATTCAAAAGTGAATTTGTATTTCCTCATTTTCAGTATAAAAATGAACAAGATGTTCTTATGAAATCTATGACTACGATCGAAGTATTATCTACATCCTTCTATAAAGATACGCAATTTGAGTTTAAAGGGTATTTGGTCGATGACACTGATATATTTATGTTCTTCGATTGTAGTCATATGATAATTGATACTTTAAAAATGACTAAAACAAATGATCTATGGTTAGTTACAATAGATGAAATCATAAATCACAGAAAAGTTTGCGAATTCAATATTCATTCATCGGTAGTTGATCTCTTTCACAAATATGATAAACTTGTATATTTAATGGATGATACAGGAGAACATTATGAATTACCTATTATAGCATATACAAATTGTCCTACTAAACGATTAGATTTTATATCTACATTTGGAACTTCAACTTGTCCATCTGGAATTTTTGGCAATCATTACTATTTTACAGACTATTTTTCTGCGATTCAAAAGTTCGAGAATGATCAATACATAGGATTAATGAGATGTATATTATTTTTAGGTAAAATGAAGATTGTTCTCAATTTAAATAATGATTCTGTTGATACATCTTCTGTAGTTATCCAAAATTTGGCAACACCAGAAGAAGATATATCTATTCGTGCTCGATTAAAAATACGCATTACAGACTATGACTCTAAGTGGACATTATCATATGACAGTATATATGTTGGACAAATCGAATTAGATGATGGTTCTATACTAACAGATGGTCCACTATGGGTAGTTAAGAAGCAGAATCAATATCATATTTTATCTTCTCATATCATAAAAATTACCCCTGACGAATTGAAAGAGATAAAGTATAATACATATATTACGTGAAATAATAATGGTATATATAATTAATATGTCTAAAATGAGAAGTTTATTCACATATTTTTTTGTATTAATGGCAATCATTTGGGGATTATATTACATTCTTCTATTTTATGGCTATGAACAAGGTCTCATATTTATAAAAGTATATGCTGTATATTATATTTTTCTCTTTGTAACAGTATTCTTTGCTATTATATTCAACTCTTATACTGGCAGTGATGATGATGAAGGAAGTATTTGTTATAAGTATAATCAGCAAGCTAGTTTGAACGCAATAACTGGAGAACCGCCGATATCAGTGACGCCACCACCATTACCATCGACAATATCATTACAACCGGAAATAGAGACAGTTCAATTAAATCCAAATTCAAATCCAACTATTTAATTCCAGATTATAATCGGGAAGATACTGCGTTCTTTATATCATTTTATATATTATATAAAAATTGAATTAAAGTTATTATAAACAATATAAAGAAGAAAGGCAATCATGGAACGCAAATTAAACATCAAAGTTGAACAATATCTTACTTCATTCAAGGATACAATTCGTGATAAAGTCACTGAGATGAATATCGATGATTCTACAAAAGCAGAAGAACTTTTGCAATTTATTTATAATTATGAACGTTTAGTCATCGACAAAGATGATTTGACAAATCGCAAAAGAGTGAAAAATGTGGTCCCTTTCTTTGATCGTTGTAGTTCAAAAAGGGCAAATAATGAACAATGTTCTCGAAGAAAGAAAGAAGGGTTTGAATACTGTGGAACTCATTTAAAAGGAACGCCACACGGAATCGTCAATATTACAAATGGCACACTTGATGAACCAACAACACAGAAGTTGGAAGTATGGGCTCAAGATATTCAAGGCATCGTATATTACTTGGATAAAAACATGAATGTGTATCAAACAGAAGATATTGTAAGCAATAGCACAAACCCGAAAATCATTGCTAAATATACTCAAACCGGTGATTCATATCATATTCCAGTATTTGGGATCTAATTTTCACTCCAAAAACACAGCAGATAGAATTAGAAAAAGAATAATTATAAATATATTATTCTTTTTTATGGTTATTATATTTCAAATACTTATTCACAAACTCATCAATATCTTATAAGGATAATACGGAATGCTTTTTGGCCCCACCTTTTTTAAAGGTGGGAGTAGAATCAGGAAAAGTGTTGTTCAGTGATATGTTGAGTGTGTTATGGTTATCAAAGCCTCGATGTATGATCTTGATAGAAGATGCGTCGTCAATGTGGTGTGAGATGTGGATAAAAGATAAAAGG